AGGTACAAACTCATAAGGTGGGTCAGTAACAATTAAGTCAATACTTTTATCAGGAATTTGTTTGATTAATTCGTAAGCATCTCCTAAATATATTTTGTTTAATTTCATGTTATCTCTCCTATTCTTCAGTTAAAAATCTTTCAATTTTTAATTTTAATAATTTAAATTGGTTTTGAGTTAAATTTTCACCAAAACTTAAATGATTATATCTTTCAACATTTTCAGTTTCAATTAAAGCTCCAATATCTATCATATTAGATATTAATTCATTTAATAAATTTGTTTTCTCTTTTTCATTCATATATCAAATAAGTTTATCTCTCCTTTAAAATAATTATATAATAAAAAAAGTTAAATGTAAATAAAATCATTTAACTTTTTAATTTTTTAAATATTAGGTTTATCTAATTCCCATAGATGTGGAATTTGTTTACAAAATATAATTTTTTTTATTTGATAATCAAGCTGATATTTTTCTATAATTTTTGTTATAGCTTCTTTTTCAGAAGTAGCATTTACATTTTCATAGATTGTTAATATATTATCTAAGAAAATTGGAATTTTAAATCTTGGAACTAATTGAAAATAAACTAAATATTTTTTTATTTCATCATCATAATTAAAAGGTGTTATAATCCATTCATTAATATTAATCTTATTATTTATTGATTTTAATTGTGATATGACATCTTCAACATTATTAGCTTGAGTAATAAAGCAACAAGAATAATCATATCTATTTTTTACTAAATATTTATTCATAGATTAATAATCTCCTTTCTTTAATTATAACATTTATAATTTAAATGAAGAATATATTTTCTTAAAAAAATCTTTAATTGTTTTTTCATCAGCATTAATAATTTTTAATAATTCTTCTCTTTTAGTCTTTTCATAATTTTCTAAAGATGATTTTACTTTTTCAAGTGTTAAACCATCTGAAACATCTTTTGAATAATTTGCATAAATATTATCTAATTCAGTTCTGCTTTCATAAGTTCTAAATAAATCATTTTTATGTTTTTCTTTATAAGCGTTTAAATCTTTATTAAAATTATTAATTTCTTTTTCATAGCGATTATAAACTTCGTTATAAAAGCCTTTTATCATTTTATCAAAAACATCTAAATATTTTTGTTGTGTTTCAGAAAACTTTTGTATATTTACTTTAGGTTGTTTTTTAGGTTTATCTACATTCTTTTTTGCAACAAGATTATCTAATATTGAATCTGTTGTTTTTTCTTTTTCATGATATTTAGTATTTAATAATTTTATATTATTAATATAATTTATAAAATTATCATAAGTAGCTTGATCCTGATAAATTTCACTTTTTGGATTATTAAAAATTTCATTTTCAATATCTTTTTGTAATTGATTACATTGTTCTAAACAATTTTCAGATTTTGCTATTTCAATATCTTCTTTAGATAATTTTTTTTCTAATTCTTTTATATAATCCATATTAACCCCTTAATGAACAATAAAGCATTGATTCTTGTTGATTTACAATAAGTAATTGAGATGCACTTCCCATTTCTTTAATATAAATATTACCATTTAATTTTTTTGCAAATTGGAATAACTCTTTAGCTAATGTTAAATCAAATAATAAATGATAACCTTTTCTTTCTTCATTCCAACTTACTTTAATGTTTGCTTCATAAATACTTGCACTTTCGACTTTAAAATAAGTTCCTTCTAATAATAATCTTGGTTTAATTTTTCCATTATCATCACCAACATTTTTTGATAAATTAATATTTTCTAAAATATCATCATATTGGAAATCTAATTTGTTTATATCAATTAAAACATTATTATCAAAGAAACTATTAATTGGTTTTAATGGATATTCTCCTGATAATAATCTACCATAAGTAAATCTATTTTCTTCAATAACACAAATCACTTTATCGCTATAGCTTATTTCAACATCTTTGTTACAATTAATTAAACTTAAATATAATGATGGAACAACAATTGTAGTTATTGGTTCTTCATCACTTGCTAAATATCTATATGCTTTATAACTATCGCTTGCAAAAATGTTTTTATTATTAGTAATAGCTACACCTGTTAAAATAGGTCTACTTTCAGTTGTTGCTGTAAATGATTTTGCAGTTTGTAATTTATAACCATCAATAACAATATTTCCTGTAAACTCGCTTTCAATTAAAGCTGGAATAGATTGTTTAATTGTTTTAGTTTTATATTTTTTATTTTTACCAATTTTAATGATTAATTGATTTGAAAAATCATCATATTCAATATCACATTCATCTAAAGATTTTAAAAGTCTAAATGTATTTAAATCAATACCAAAACTTCTATCACCTAATTCTTCCATTTCTTCATTTAAAATTGTTACAATAGCAACTGTTTCATCATCATCAAAACTTATTAATTGGCTGCCAACAAAAACATTGTTTTTAAGCTCTTTTGTTTCCTTTATCAACTTAGTATCTAATTTCATTTTATCTCTCCTTATTTTCTTATAAATATACTAATTATTGCATAAATAATTCTTTCTAATTTTTCTTGTAAAGTATTTCCAAACTCTTTATTAAAATCAACTTCAGCTGTATGGTCTTTTGCAAAACCTAAATTATAACAAAAGTTGTGAAATTTCCATTCGGCTAAATAACTTTTCATTGATCTACTATAACCATATTTCTTATAGTTTTCACTTATCATAATCTTACTTAAAACATATCTCATTTCTTTTTCTTTTTTTATTTTATAAGATTCTTCTACATGAATATGGTCAAAATAAATTGTATAAATTACTCGTTTTATCTTTTCTTCCATTTTATTTTACCCCAAGTTAAAACATAAACTAATGTGATTAACCAAACAATGCTTGTTAGTATTAATCCACTTATAAATACTATCTTAAATGCCATGTTATTTTTTCTCCTTTATTTTTATATAAAAATAATATCATGATTAAACTTAAATGTAAATAGTTCATTTTATTTTTGATAAAATAAAAAGTTGAAATATCAACTTTTTATAAATTAATGATAAGCATAAATATGACCAAATTTAGCATTTTCTTCAAGACAAACATTTTGAGTTAATCGTTTAATAATATTATCAACTGAATAAAGCTCATATAACGACTTGCAATTATTTTGTTGAATAACTTTTTCTAATAATTCGCTTGCTTGATTGTAAGAAATATATTTACCATTTATTTTAATACTAATTGATGATGGAAGTTCATTTCCTATAATATAAGACAATTGAGTTTCAACAATATGATATTTTTTTTGATTTACTCTAAGAATTAAAGTAGCTAATTCTCTAGCAGCATAAGTTCCTGTTACATCAACTTTTGTAAAGTCTTTACCATTTAAATTACCACCACCAACTTTACAAAATCCTTGATATGTATCAACAACTATCTTTCTACCAGTCAATCCACTATCAGCCTCAAAACCACCAATTTTAAATTTGCCAGTATTATTGATAATTACATTGCATAATGGAACTTTATAATAATCACATATGGAAATAATTTTATCTAATAATAAAGCATCAGTTGTTTGTCGCTTTGTTTCACAATTTTGATAAGAAACATTAAATGTTGTAATTTGTAATAAATTATCATTTTCATCATATTCTCCAGTTATTTGTGCTTTACCATCTGAATAAAATACATTACTATTTTCTTTTCTTATTTCATCATATGCTTTAGCAAAGTCTTGTAATATTAACATTGCTTTAGGTAATAAGAACGAAGTTTCATTAGTAGCATAACCAAACATTATTCCTTGATCGCCAGCACCTAATGTCTCTCCTTTATCTACTCCTTGATTAATATTAGAAGATTGTTTAGAAATATTAATTATAATCTCTAAATTAGAATTATAACCACAATCTCTTAAAACTCTTTTAGCAATTTTTTCAATATCTAATTCAACACTTGATGTTAATTCACCAGTAATGAATAGTTTATTTTTACCACCAACTACTTCAATTCCTGCTCTTACATTTTTATCATATTTATAATATTCATCAACAATAGCTGCTGCTATTTGGTCGCATACTTTATCAGGATGACCTCTAAATACTATTTCATTTGTAAATGTATAAGAATAATTTTTATATTTTTTTATTTTTCCAATTTCATAAATCATATTTCAATTGCCTCCAACAAATTGTTAATATCATATTTTTCACCAAAATATCTTTTTGAAAATCGCATTTGGTCTTTAATAGTCATTTGATAATTTTCAGCTTCTTTTTCTAAATCAAATTGAGAAAGTGTGTTAATATGAGCTTTAATAAAAATATATAATTTCATATCAATTTTTTCATAGGTTTTCTCAACTTTAGATTTATTTTTACAAGCCTTAAACAATTTGCTACTTAAATATAATTTACACAACATTTGTTTTGCTTTTAAATTAAAAAATTTTTTTAATATTTTATTTGTTTTTCTATCCATTATTTTTTCCTTTAAAAATAAGCATATAGAGTTTAACCAACTCTATATGCAAATAAACCATTATCTAATTCTCTTTCTTCACCATCATAACTAGCAAGACTTGGTTCACGACCATACCATCTAATAACTTCATCAACAATAGCTGATGTATCTAAACTAGCATAACCTTCTTTAACTAATCTTAATACTTCATTAATACCAAATTCTTCAATAAATTCTTCTCTAAAATCTGAAATGTCATCTAATAAATAATCAACATATTCTTCTTTTTTATCATATAAATCTACATCATCTTTTAATCTTTGATGGTCGATTTCACCATCTTCATCTTCTTCAAAGTCATCATCAGTTAAAATATTAGCATCATACATTTCTTCAATTAAACGATTGTCAAATTCTCTTGATCCTTCGCTTTCAATGTCTTCTACATAAGTTTCTTCCATTTCACGATATGCTTCTTCAAAGTCATAATCAATTGCATTTTCTAAAATCCAATCTTGCATATCTTTACTAAATGCTTTAAGACCCATATCATCAATCATGTTTTCAATATCAGTAAAAGTTGCATCATCTGCTTCTTTATCATCTAATACTAAATATTCCATACCATCATATTCAAATGTGTTTTCATCATAATCAACATCATTCAATTCACTTTCATCAATTCCTAAATGTTCAGCTAAAGCTAATCTTTTTTCTTCTTTTGTTGCCATAATCTTAATATTTTCCTCCTTTATAATAATTTAATATTTTAATTAAGCATCTTCTTCATCTTCAACTTCAATAACATCTACTTTGAAATGTTTTGAAATTAAATCTTTAATTTGTTGTAATGAATAAGTATCTTTATGTTCTATATACCAATCATACCAAATCATTACATAATTTTCATTTGTACGAATAAAACCACTTATTCCATTTGCTACACCAATATATATGTCATATACATCTCCTTCTTGCTTTTGAAATTTTATAACTTTTTCATTTTCAGTTAATTCTTTTAACATATTTAATCATTTCCTTTCTTATGATATTAATATACCATGTTATAAGTTAAATGTAAATAGTTTTTAGAAAATATTTAATCTTTTTTACTACTTATAATAATAACATAGTTTTATAAGATTGTTATAAAAATTATTTAAAATATTTTTCATGGTAATCAATAATTTTATTATTGCCTTCTTCAGCAACTCTTTCAATATAAGTAATCAAACAACCATTTTTAGATTTATTAGTCCAACCAGTAAAATCATTTTTTATTTTATTAAAAGTCTTTTTAGCATTAGAAAATGTTGTTTCCGTATGTATAGGATAAATATCACCATTACCCATTGGACTTACAAACCCTTGAAAAATTATATATTCATATTTTTTCATTTTATTTCTCCTTATAAATTAATTTTAAAGCAATCAATAAGATTAAAACAACCATCATTAATATTTACAATCTCTGTTTCTAAATAACTATTATTTCCATTCTTGATCCATCCTTTAGTATCTTTTTTTAATTTGTTAAATGATTTTCTTGCTTCTTTTAAAGTGCTAGTATAAGCCATGATATTACAATCACCACAACCAGAAGCTGTCTTGACTCCTTGCATAATTATATAACTATATTTCAATTTCATTTTCATTTTCATTTTCTCCTTTATTTTTTTTATAAGTATAATTCATCTAAAGTATACTTTTTATAAAGTTTCATGTTTTTATACATTGTATTTTCTTCAAATGTTGGAAATTCCATATATTCGGTTGTACAACCATTTACTTTTAAACCAATTTGAATATAATTATAATTTTTATTTTTTACGATTAAATCTGTCTTTTTTATAAATTTAATTCTATTTCTAAAAGGTTTAATAACAAAACTTAAATATTCTTTTTCTTCTTTTGTTAAAATATTATTTTCCATCTTCATTTTCTCCTTAATAAGAACGCTTTTTAAGGTTAAGCGTTAACCTTGTTGACTAATACTCTGATATGTAATCTTTGAATATTATAACCACCAGCATAGATACTTTCAACTTTAGCAGTTCCTTTATTTCCAATTACATTACCATTTAAGATTAACCAACCATTGTTATCTCTATTTAATCTAAGTTGACTATAATCTTTAATTTCACCTGTAATAAATGAAACTCTATTAATTAAATCAAGTATAACTTCTTTTGATGCTTTAACATTATTTTCGTGGATTTGTCCATCACTTTCATACATTTTATCATAACAAGCATAAGAATGATTTTTATAAAATTCAGTATGACCTAATGTTTTATATTCGCTTATTAATCTATCTCTATAATTGATGTCAAACTCATCCCATTTTTCAATTAATAATTTTTGTAAATCATTAAATAATTCAGGTAATTCATTTATTGAATTTTCTTTTTGTTTTTCAACTTCTAACATATTGTAATATTTTTCTAATGTTGTTTTTACTTCTTCCAAATCTCTACTAGCCCATCTAATTTCATTATTGCATTTTCCAAGCCATTCTTGTCTCCACTTTTCTTCTCTATCAGGATAAGCTTCAAGCCAATCACCAAGTTCTTTTAAAAACGCTTTTTCAGAAGTTTTATTTGCTTCCCATTTAGCAATTTTATTTTCAAGTTTTTGAACTTGTGCTTCTTTCTTATTAATTCTTTCTTGTAAAACTTTAATTTCCATATTTGTGTTCTCCTTTATCTTTTTACAAGTAAATTATACATCTTTAATAGCTAAATGTAAATAGTTTTTATTAAAAAATTAAAAAAATAAAAAAAGATTAATTTTTCAATTAATCTTTTAGAAAAGTCTAACAACTCCATTTTTTTCATCTTCTAATTTTTCTTTTTCTATATCATATTCAAATTTATGAAGTGCATAATCAATTCGTGCTTTACATATTGGTAAATATTTTTCAGTCATTTCAACACCTATAAATTTGTAATTAGCATTTCTTTCTCTATTCTCAAACATAGTTGCTTTTCCAGTTGATCCTGACCCCATAAATGGATCAAGTACTGTTCCACCTTTAGGAGTTACTAAACGAACTAAATATTGCATTAATGTTGTTGGTTTAACCGTTGGATGAATATTTTTTCGTGGTGCATTATCTTTATAAATATCAAAACTATTAAATCTACCATCTTGAGTCCATACTTTTTCATCTTCAAATATATCAAGTCCTTCATCTCTATCTTTTGAACTTGTTTTAGCTGTATAGAAATATCTACAAGCTGACCCACTATCTTCAAAATGAATACCTCCACTTTTATAATTTATTGAAGTAATTTTAACAGCACTATTTTGATTTTTACATGGTTCAAAATTTGGTTTACTATAATGTGATTCATTTATTGGCATATTAGCAGCTACTTCATCTGAACCATCAGTTATCACATTAGCAGGATATCTACCTTTATCTAAAGCGACTTGACCTAATATCTTTCGATCCATAATTGGTGTAATTGATTCGTTTCTTTCTTTATTTGGAATATTACCTAATGTTTTTACACCACCAGTTATACCAACTCTACATTCATCTATATTCATTGCTCCTACACCATATTTTAAGATGTTTTCAACCACCGTTCCTTCGACTGGTTTTCTTGCAACAATAACTGGTTCATAAGCTGGTTTTAACGCTGTATTATACCCAGCATACTCATTTTGTGCTTGTCTTTCTTCGTATATAGGTTTACAAGAAGATGCTATGTTAACTAAACTATCAGAGTTATGAACACCAGCAACAACATTTCCTGTTCTATTATCTACACCTCTTTTTTTATCAATCATTAAACCTACATTTTGACCTTTTGGCATACCACTACCATATAAATACATAATACAATCTCTAATCTCAAATCCTGCATCTTCAATAGCACATGCTATTCTATGATATGTTCTAGTTCCACCAAAAGCTAATAAATATCCACCTGGTTTTAAAACTCTAAAACAATGTTGCCAAGTTTCTTTTTGAAATGCAACTGATGAATTATCCCACCCATTTTGCATAAAATTAATCTCATAAGGTGGATCACATACAATACTATCAATTGACTTTTCTTTTAATGTTGGTAAAACATCTTGCATTTTACCCTCATATAATTTAAATGCGTTTTCTTCTTCATAATATAACTTCATAATTAATTACCTAATATATAGTTCAATTCTTCTTGTGAACTATACCCTCTAATTCCTACTAATAGTAATGTTTTATTTTTTAAAAACATTTTTGCATCTTTACTATTATTAAAATGATAAATTTCATTTTTATGCGTATTAGCATTTAATACTTCAATTTCTATCATTTCTTTGTCTCCTTTTCATAATAAACTTTTTCTATTTTTTCTATATCATCATTTAAATAAGTGTTTTTACCTTTCATATAATTTTTTATAGTTGATGTATTTGTGTATAATTTTTTACTTAATAATAAAAAGGTTTTTGCTTCAACTTTTTCACCATTCTTTTTATAAGCTACTATTTTATAATCTGATTTAGATTTTAAATAAACCACTTGATTCACAACAATTATTGGTTCAAATTTAATTTTAGGTTTTCTATATTTTTTTCTTATAATTTTAGGTTTTTTATTTTTCTTAATTACAACTTTAATTTTAGGTTTTCTATATTTTTTTGCTATAACTTTAATTTTAGGATGTTTGTATTTTTTAGCTTGTATTCCGATACGAGGTTTTTTATATCTTTTTTTTATAGTTTTAGGATACTTATATTTTTTAATTATAATTTTAGAATGTTTATATTTTTTAATTATAATTTTCGGATGTTTATATTTTTTTAATTTTTTCTTTAATATCTTTTTTCTCTTTAATGATTTTATTTGTAACATTTTATAAAATGTTGAATTAGCACATTTTAACAATGTCATAGCTTCTTCTTTAGATATTTCATTATTAACATATTTATTAAGCACTTCATCAGCATTAGGTGGAAACACCAAATTAGGTCTACCCATATGAATACCTTTTGCTTTAGCAATAGCTATTCCTTGAGCTTGTCTTTCTTTTATTTTTTGCCTTTCCTTTTCGGCGACATAAGCTAACACTTGAAGTATGATATTTGATAAGAATTTACCTTCAAGTCCATAACCACCATTTCTAGTATTTAACATTGGAAAGTCTAAAACTTGAATATCACATTTTTTATCTTCAACAATTATTCTCCATTGATTTAAAATTTCCTCATAATTTCTACCTAATCTATCAATAGACATGATAATTAACAAATCACCTTTCTTTAGTTTTTTTAATAATTTTTGATATTCATCTCTATCTTTAAAATTCTTTCCTGATTTCTTTTCACAATAGATTTTATCAATATTATAGTTTTTAAATTCTTCAAGTTGTCTATCTAAATTTTGTTCTTTAGTTGAAACTCTTGCATAACCATATATCATTTTATTGCCTTTCTTAGCTCATTTAAACAATCTTTACAAAGCCATAAGCTATTTTCATTAGCATATAATCTTTTAACAATATGATTTGTTTTTCTGCAATGATAATTGGTTTCATTAAATAATAATATAACATTCCCATCTTCTTTTACTAATCCACAATTTTCACATTTTGCATAACTTCTACCTTTAATCATTTGAATTTTTCGTGGTTTTTTTTGATATATTCTTTCCATATTTTCCCTCTAGTTTTTTATAATATTTGTTATATTCTTCAAGTGCTTTATTCACTTGATTTAAAATATTTTCTCTATCTTTTTCTTCAACATCCCAACCTTTAGTTACATCACAATTTTCTAATAATCTTTCTAATTTTTTAGCTTCTTTATATTTTAGTTTACAACCATCTTCAGTATAAAATGGCTCTTCTGGTTCATCTCCAAAAAAAATACAATAATATATTTGTTCTTCATAGCTATCACAATATTGATGATTACAATTTTTACATTTCATAATTTTTACTCCTTTTATATAATTATTTTTCTTCATTGCTTAAAAATAAAACCATGTAACCTTCTTCATCTGTTCTAATTTTTGAAATATTAAAATCTAAATAATCTTGAACTATTCCATTTTTTATTTGATATTTTGTAAAATCGTATAAATAAGCAATATCTATATTGTGCAAAGGTTTAGGTCTTACCTCTATAATTCTAATTTTGCAATGTTCCATGTCTGTTCCTGTTAATAAGTCTTTTAATTTCATTTTTTTATCTCCTTTTTTGTTAAAGCCCATGTTTTACCATAATCTTTAAAAAAATAACATTCTTCTAAATCATCATCATATAGGCATAAATCTTCGGAAGGATATTCATACTCAGTAATTGGAAAACCAGGTATCAATTCAAGACGAGTTAAATCAACCTTTCTCATTTCATTATATTCTTTAGAATAGATTCTATTATCAACCGCCTTGATTAAGGTTAACAATTTAATACCTAGTCTTTCCTCTATATCTTCTAATTGACCTAACTTATCTATTGCATTATGTATCATAACATCATCTTTTATTTGATATTTGCCTTCATTAATAAGGTGTGCTTCTTTTAAATCAAAGCCTAAAGATTCGCATATTTTCTTCTCTACTTCTTTTTGGTTTTTCTTTTTTGTTAATCTATCTTCATATTCAAAATGTTTCATTATTTTAATTTTTCCTTTCATAGAATTTATTTATAAATATATTTCCAAATATTTTCACTTATACATTTATGTGATATTAATTCATTTAAAGTATTTACTTGTTCTTGAGTTATTTTAATAGGTGTAAAAGCATACTCATACCATAACATTATTAGGTGGCATTTTTCACAAATATATTCTATTGAAAGTTCCTTAGATAAATTATTTAAATCTTCATTACTTAAATTAAATTGTCTTTTAAAAATCTCAATAGCTTTTCTTTCATGTGAAGGGATTGCATATTCTACTTCTCCATTAGGTAAGACAATTACTTCACAATAATTTATAAAGTGTTTTGAATGTACTTCTACATTGAACCTACTATGTAAAATTTCATTGTCGCTTTTATCCGTTTTACTCATTTTTCTTTTATCTCCTTTAATTCTAGATGATACTCTTCAAGCTCGTTAAATTCTTTAATTATTTTTTGATATTCTTTAGTTTTAATAAATTCATAATATGAATCAGCACAAATGTCATTGAAAATTTTAATCACTTGCTTCTTCCATTTTGCTATTGCAACAACTAATCCAGTTTTAATATCAAGAATGATTCCATTTTCCTTTTTATCTTTAAATATTGCTAAATCAGTGAAATCAGGGTGAATAAATTTTTCAGCTTCTATAGCTTGTTTATATTTAACTCCTTTAACTTTTATTTGTTTGTATATTTTAATTTTTTCTTTTTTTCTTTTTTTCTTTGCTTGTATAGTTTAATTTTTTCGTTCATTTTTATTTTTCTCTCTTATAACTCTCCAACCATGTTTTTCTAATTCTGAAGCATTAGCATCATTAGTCCAACGAATAAGTCTTAATAATTCATCTTTTTCATGTTTAGAATAACCTTTTAAATAATGCATAATTGCTCTTTCATTTGCTGCAATAATTTTAAGATTAGGAATATCATCATCTTCTGCTTCAAATATTCTTAATAAGCAGTATTTTATTCTATTTAGAGTTACCATTCGTATTTCTTTACTCATTCTAGCATCTCCTTTAAAACTTTTTTTCTAACTCCAATAGTTTTTTCACCATTTAAGATTTTGCATAACCATTCAGATTGAACGCTAATTAAAATATATTTATTTCTATTATCATCAAATACTCTCATCATATTTTGTGGTGCTTTTATTATATTATATTCATATAACCCTTTTGGTTCATCAAATGTTCTTAAATTGCTAATATGTAAAGCATACCCTTTTTGATTTATAAGATAATTTTCTAATTCACCATTATCTAAACAACTTTTGTATAATAATTCACCGTTTAGTAATGTAGGAGTATCAAAATAAGCTATCTTACAATCATCATAATATGTATATTCACTTAATCTAATTTCTTCGGTTTCAACTTCACATTCAGCAACAATTTTACCATTTAATACTTTTTTATGATTAATTCTCCAATAGTATAAACTACCAAATTCAGTAGTTACATATAATACTTGATTGTCATCTGTTTTATGCTCAAGCAAAAATGGTTTTGCTTTAGTACAATATAATAACACTTTTACTTTTTTCATTCTATCAATTCCTTTCTTTTATTGATTTTATTATACAATAAAAAAAGTTAAATGTAAATAAAATCATTTAACTTTTTTAAATTATTTAATTTAATTTTTTTGCTAATATTAACATAAATGGATTGATGTTTTTATCAGCATAAAGTTTAATATTATTAATATATAAATTATCAATTACTAAATTTGACTTATAGATATCTTCTTTTGATCCATCATATAATATTTTATTGCTTGTATCATAAACAGCAACAATCGTATTGTTATCTAGTTTTTGTAATACATCATCTAATTGTACAAGTGAACTAAGAATTTCATTGTTTCTTTGTAATATTGTATTTACTAAAGGCAATTCATCATTATATGCTAGTTCTGAACATTCTGGGAAACTTTTTGTTTCTTCATTTTCTTTTTCATAATCAAGAATTATCTTTTTTATACTTTGAAAGGTTTTTAATGCACAATTTAAATCTTCAATATAATCTTCAGTATCATAATCATTAACATTATCTAATGATAAATTTATGCCTTTTATTTGATTATCTATAAATTCTTTTTCTTCTTCGAACATATTATTTTAACAACTCTCCATCTTTTTCTAATGGCATATTCATTTCAGCTTTGCCTAAATAAATACATTCTTGAATATAAGCTAAAACATCAATAGCATTATCTTCAGAAGTGTAAACACCTAAAGTTAATTCATCAGCTTTTATTTCCCATCTAGGATTTGTTAATTTAATTAATTTATTTATAAATATATTTTTTACTCTATCAGCATTAACTAATTCTTCTCTATCTTGTGTTCTAATCCACATAATTTTATCTCCTTTTCTTCTTACTTTTTTAAATTTTTTTAGGTAAATAATCAAACCATTCTTTTATATTAAATTTATCTTGCCAATTAATTCCTAATAATTGTCCAAATAAACCCATTAAACAAGTTGCAACAATGCTATCCCCAGCTAAATGATATAATGATTGGTCAGATTGGTTTAATTTAATTTTTTCAAAATCTTTATCTTTAACTCCCATTAACCTAAAATGTTCTTTAGGTATCAATCTTCTAAATCTTAAATTATCTAAATGATATGGAAATACATGAGTATTAATAGTTGTCAATAAATTATCATTATAACATCTATCTTGTTGATGAATATCTTTTCCATTGTTAAATGTTTTATTTGTTGCATTTCCAAGTAATTGTAACTCATTAATAATACCTACATTACTTTTAGTAGTTAAAGTTTGAGATAATCCATGCTGCACATTACCTCTTTGATATTTCATTCTACCACTAATATTAATACCATCACCAAATGTTGCCATTTCATATCCTTGAGAAGTATTATTTTTAATAGGTATTAATATCATACCAGCTGTATAGTCTCCACTTCTTGTAGTTATAATAGGTATAATACCTGTTTTATTTACTTTATCCATTGTTTCGATTGGATCTTGTTGTGCTTTCCAATGGATAATATCATTTATTTGTTTGTTTTTTAAAAAATATTTTTCATCTACATTTTTAATGTATAAATCTTTTAATAAAATATCTAATTTTTTCTTTTTTGGAAAATAATATATACATTCTTTTGGAATAGAAATCATAAATGTTCTAACTCTATTTTGAGGTATTCCATAATTTTTGGCATTTAAATCTTCACAAAAATTTGTATAACCTAAGGATTCTAATTTTTGAATCCATAATCTAAAATCTTTAATATTATTTTTAGAATGAACTTCTGGAACATTTTCCATTAAGAGTATCGGCATTTCTTGAATATTATCTTGTTTTAATTCATCTAAAATTCTTTCTACTTCCCATAATAAACCGCTTCTTGTTCCACTACCTTTAGTCATTCCTAATTGCTTTCCAGCTAATGATAAATCTTGTCATTTTCAACATGGATAGGAATAAGTCATTATATATTGAAACTTATCACTATCAACAATGTTTAAATCCCCCCCCCTTCACTTTTGATATATTAACAAGATTATTACTTGCTTTTATATCATTAAATACCATACGACATTTATTTTCACCCATAGATTTTATTTGTTTTAAATTCATAGGTTCATTATAATCCATTGATATTCCTAAATCGTTTAAATAATTAATTATTTCTTCAAAACTTAAATTTTTGGAATAATCTTGATTATTTTCACTAAAATGTAAATCTTTATAAGCAATGATTGATTTTACTGCCCATTCTGCAATTTTCCAATGTTCAAAATTAACATTTAAATATTTTAATGCTAATGATTGACTTCCATAGCCTGCAAATAATTCAATTAATCTAATTGGTTTTGTAATCTTAAATTCATCATATATCATACTAAATAAAGATATTTGTTCTTCATCAACTTTTTTCATGTTTTTTCCTTTCTAAAACAATTTCATATAGCCTTGTTCTTCTTTCTTTTTATCAACTTGAGTTACATCATTTAATCTATCGTTTGCAATTTCATAAAACTTTGGATTTAATTCAAAACCTATGAATTGTCTATTTAATTCTTTACATGCAACAGCTGTTGTTCCTGAACCTATAAATGGGTCTAGCACTACCCCCCCCCTCAAGGCTTGAGTTAGTTATTAAGTTCTTAATAATTTGTATTGGCTTAATAGTAGGATGAGAATAAAGTGCTTTATCTTGAATATTAATAGGTAGTTCATAATGAGTTTTAGCTGTATCATAAGTTGTATTAAGTTTTACTCCATCTTTGAAATATAAGCAATATTCTGTATCGGTTAAATATTTCCCACCACATAAAGGCATTGCATTTGTTTTGTGCCAAGTGATTATATCAAATGTACATTTATGCTTGATAACAAAAAAATCTAATAGCTTAGGAATCAAGGTTTTATTGCACCATATATAAACATTTATTTTTTTGCAAACTCTTATAAATTCGTTTAGAATATCTTCTTTAATTCCTATATGTAGATTCTCATTTTCTAAACTGTCCATTAAATTTTCTATTCTTTTTTCTTTTAACATACCACCACCTGTTAAACTATTTATTTCATAAGGTGGATCAGTAACAATTAAGTCAATACTTTTATCAGGAATTTGTTTGATTAATTCGTAAGCATCTCCTAAATATATTTTGTTTAATTCCATTTTTATTTCCTTTTCTTTATCTTCTTCAGATAATAGCTCTTCATCTTCTATTTCAACTTCTTGATCTAAAAATTTATCACTAAATAAATCTTTATGGTTAACCCATGCATCTTCAAGTTCAAATTCATTACAATCAATATACTTAAATGGACAATTTTCACATTCTATAATCTCATTATAACATTCATTCATTTTAAAATGCTCCCATTGTTCTTCTACCATATTTTTCAATTTAATTGATTGTTTCATATTTTATAATCCTAATTCTTCTAAAGTATAATTTGTGGTGTGTTCCATTCCCATATACATATTATTTTTGAAAAATGGTAAACCTATACTTTCTACTTTACCTATCTCCATTGTGCTCTTAATATAAATAAATATAGAGTAAGCATCTTTAAACACATCAAAATTTTTTCTTATTGAAATAACTCTATCTCTGAATGGTTTGATAACCGCTTTTAAATATTCTTTTTCTTGTTCATTTAAAATATCAGGCATTTCAATTTCTATTTCTTGATCTAAAAATTTATCATTGAATATTTCTTTGTGATTAATCCATGAGCTTTCAAAGTTTGAGGTAGAGCAATCTATATATCTAAATCTACAACCATTACAGTCTTTATATTTGTTACACTCGCAACCCATGTTGTCGTTCCATTGTTTAGCTGTTAAATCTTTTAATTTAATTTTCATAATCTTATTTTTTCTCCTTTTTTCAATTCAATACATAAATTGAATAGAGTAGCTCCAATTTTTACTATTTTTGAATTTAATAATTTATCATGCATTATTGTGCCATCACATAGTTCAAGCACTATACCCTCAAATTTTGGTTCATTTTCATTTCTATATGATAATGTTATCTTTTCATATCTACTAAAATACTTTATAATTTCTTTTAATTTCATACTCTACCCTTTCATTAATTTTTGATATACAATTGCATCAACAATATCTTTTATTAAATCTTGCTTATCACATTTGTAAACAAATACTCCATAATCAACATCTTCATCACAATCGTATAAATTATATTCAATTTGATCAACTATAACTTTGACTATTTTTGATAATATCTCATTATGAGATAATCTATAAGTTATACTTATTAATTTAATTCTTAGATAATGTTCTTTTAAAGAGTCATTAAGACTATTTTCTAACATTATCTCAAAATCTTTTGTATCAAGTTTTAGCTCACAATTTATAGTCATATATTAAGCCAATGAATCCTTTAAATCTTTTATATAATCATCTAATATTTTGTCAGTTTTATCACCATCTAATATAGTTGCTAATCCTGTAATTATTCCAAGTATAATTGTATTAACTGTTTGTACATCTACACTATCATCTATTGATTTACTCACAACTTGTAGTATTGATAATACATCATCAACTTTAATCTTTTCATTAGCTTTATCAATAACTATTGAAACAAATTCTTCTAACATTTCTTTATTATCCATTTTTCTTCTCCTTTAACATAATTGATAACAAACAATCACCTAATTCAATTTCTTTTACTTCACAATTAATTAATTCATTTTTATATTTATAATTTTTAAATTCACTTTTCTTTCCTGAGAACATTTTATCTTTATATACAATTTGTATATCATCATATCCGTGTATTACTTTTAATAAATCTTTTAATATCATATCTTATCTCTTTTACCATTCATAATAATAATTAGTTTTACTTTCAATCAACATATCTCTATCATTATACTTATATTCAATTATTGCTATTTTATCAATATCATTATATTTTAATACTTCATTATTTATGAATTGCTTAGCTTCTTTTTTTGTTTCAAAATGAACTTCGCTAACAAATTTTTTTGTTCTTTCAATCCATACACCATAATTCTTTTTCATATTTATCTCTCCTCTTTAATAAAAACACCTAAACTTTTATCTTTAAAAGTTGTTATCTCTTTTACTTTACTTTCTAATAAAGAACTTAATTCTTTCTCAGCATAATAACTATTACCTTTAAAGATTACTTTATAATCATTACAACGAATTATTTGTAATGTAATAAGTTCATTAACAACTTTTAGTAAATCTTTTAGTTTCATAATTTATTTACTCTCTCCATTTATCAATAAATTTTGAATATCATTAATTAAATCTTGTGCTTTACATAATTTCTCATATTCCTTTTTATCATTCTTAGAAAGTGCTATTCTTTGTTGACTAATAATATTATTTGTAAATTCATTTAAAAGAATATTAGCTTGTTGTTTTCTTTCTTCAGTCATATTTATTTCTCCTCTACTACATAGATTTGCATGTTGCAATTTTCTTCACAACTACTAAATACAGCAACAACATCATATTTGTTAAATGTGTTATCTTTAAAGGTGTTTAGAGTAAATTTAACCCCGTTTATATTTCCACAATAAATAGTTTGTTCACTTATAAAATCAGTAATTTCTACATTAATATCGTGCATAACACTAGTAAATTCAGTTAATTTCATTTTATTTCACCTCCTCTACATAAATAGTTAAAGCGTAACTAGTCTCTACACTAGCAAATATAGTACTAACATTATATTTTTCAAATTCTTTAGAATTTATTTTAATTCCTGTAGTGCTTCCTTTGTAAATAGTTTTATAATCTTCATTATTCACAACATTTACGCCAACACCAAACATATTTTTTACTAATTCATTCAATTTCATTTTTGTTTTCTCCTTTTCCATTTGACAAGTATAATATAGCATGATTAAAGTTAAATGTAAATAGTTTTAATTAACTTTTTTTATTTTCTTTGCATTGATATATTTTTCATTCCAATTTTTGGAGTACATTAAATCATAACACCAACAATAACTTCCTTCTTTTGGTGTATAAATTAATTGAGTGTTGATACAATATTTACAATCTCTACCACAACCATTATGTTTCTTTCCATTGATTGCATTGAAATATTTGCAGTTAGATCCTTTACACTCCGAACCAACATAATCTAAACATATTGGCTCAGCACATTTATAAAACTCACTTATTGAATGTGGGCTCTCAAACATCTCTAAATGTGCAATACTCATTATTTGATTACAATCATTTTCGCTTATTAGACTTGATTTAAGCTCATTTAGACTTATTCCAAATAAATACTCAATCTCTTTTTGAAAAGTCATAGAATTAGCTTTTATTGTTTTTCTACGCTTGCACCAATCCTCTTCTTTTATATCTACTTTTAATGGTCTAAAAATTGTCATCTCTCCATCATCATTATATCTACTTCTAAAGATGTCGATCGTTCCGTTTGAATCAAATCTTCCAATCACTAAACCTTCATAACATACATATACTTTTCCTTTATAATTTAAAGGCATTGCAGTCGTTACAAATACTTTCCTATCATCTCTACTATGTGTTCCTGGATTGTCTTTCTTTATGTGCTTTATCTCATAGTTCTTATATAACTCTAATAACTCATTCTCATTTAGACTTACCATTATTACTGGATGTAATATCAATGACTTTCTAATGCTTGCCATTTTCTTTCTCCTTCTCTAATATTTGTTTGATATGTGTTTCTAAAAATCCATAGTTATAATATTTCTTTAAATCTTTACAAACTTTACTACCATAAGCAGATTGATTTGTTAATCTACATATCATCTCATTATTTTTGAATAATGCAGCGTAGAAATATGCACCTTTAGTATTTTTATAATCACGCATTAATCTTACTTCAAATCCATTATTCTTTAATATGGATTTTTTGTTTAAATCTCTTTCTATATATCTCTTTACACAATTAATACTTCTTTCACTACCATTATAATAAAGTCCATTATACAATATATTATTTCTTACACTTTCCATTTCCTTTTCTCCCTGTATTGAAACCTACAAAAAATTTATTAAATTTCTTTTCAAAACATTTCACTACTGCTTCATCTCTACTTTTATTATTTTTCTTATTATCCATTTTTTCTTCTCCTTTTATCTTATTTTCCACTGGACTTTTTGCAATGCAATTTTCTAATATGCAATCATTGTTTGCAAACTAATATTTGTTTTTACACTTGTAACAACAATATCTTTTTGATAAGAGCTGTCTTTAACAGCCCTTTTCACCTTTTATCATCTTCTCTAGTTTATCTACATAGTCATAAAATATTTTTAACGACTTTGCATCCCCTTCCTTTAAATAATTAGTTCTACAAAACTCCTTATACCATTCAATCTTTCTTTCCATAGTTGTTTTCTTTCTCCTTTCAACTTTTGTACTGTCATTATATCATTGATTTTATTTAATGTAAATAGTTTTTATTAAAAATGATTATTTTTTCTAATCGTAAAATTTGCATATTTCTTTTTTATATACTTTTTTGAGCAGTTTTTTATTATTAACCCTTATCAAATGGGATTAAAAAATCTTCAAAAATTGGGGGGGTTAACTTAATTTTTAATTTTTTGGTTTAAAATGAGTAAAAAAAATTATTTTTATTTTTAGTGATTTTTTAACCCCATTTTATATGACCTAATAATTTATATATTTATTTATATAAATAAATAAATATAAAATATCTTCTATTAGATATTTTTTAAAAAATATATATAAGGAAAAATAAAAAAAGGTAAAATATATTATATATATAATATATTTTATTTTTGGATTTTGGGGGGAGGGTATATTTTTATATTTACATGGGTTTGATTTTTTCGAAAAGAGCTAATTTTTGGACTCAAAATTTGACCTATTTTTTGTATCTTCAAATTATGTAAAAATCTAAGTGTCAAAATCTTGTATCAACAATCAAGTTGTTAGTTAAAACTGAAGATATTGTTGATATACGAGTGGATCTACTTGTACATCTAACAACAAATATAGCAACAATATGCAAAATAAAAATAGCTAGATTTACCAGCTATTTCTTTTTCGTTCAATTTCTTTATTTTGAATTTTTTGCATTTCTATTTTGTAGTTTTTATAATCAACACAATTAGAATGACAATTTAAATGTCGTTTGCAACAATCTTTACATGGTGTTTTAACCCAGTTATTTCGATAATTAAACATGTTTTACTACTTTTCACCTCCTTATTTTTTCTCAATATGCGCTATTTCTAACAAAAACGGCTCAAGGTTGTCGATTTTGTCTAACAATATATAATTTATCTTAAATTGTTTAAATCGCTCTATAACACGCTTTTGCGCCGAAGATAGCTCTCCGTCTTTTGCTTTTAATTCAATCTCAAAATGATAACCATTAAATGAACCATAAATATCTGGATCGCCTTGATGAAAATTTATACCATCGGCATTCCTTCTCCAATAGATTATTGCATATCCATCACATTGCATTTTGTCTAGTTTTTTACATACTTGATCCTTTAAATCGGTTTCAGGTGTTCTTCTTGACACGACTTTTCCTCCTTTCGATTTTTTTAATTACAAAAAAAGAGAATTTTATCAATTCTCTATTTTCGATAATTCCTTAATGTAATCAAGATTATGTTTTGGAGAAACACAAATATAGTTTTTTTGATTGTTTGTAAATAGTAAAAGGAATTGATATAAATATATTTTATAATCTTGACTACATTAAGGAATTATCTTGTTGTTTCTACCAAACTACATGGTCATCAGGATGTTCTTCATAATAGATTGTGTTTCCATCTTGATCCTTTGTAACATTGTAAGTCCAACCTTTTCCATCACGATTGAACCCACCTCTTGATGTTTTGAGTTTTGGTTTCTTTTCTTCTTCATCATCTGAAGAACTCCAACTTGGTTCTATGCGTTGTTGTGGATTTTTCTCATTCCAACTCTCTAAATACTTAAAGACAGGAATAGGTTTTTGCTTGTACTTTTTACACAACTCAACATATCTATCGTATTCTTCTTGAAACGCTTGCCAGCGTGTCTCATTTTCTTTTTTACGACATTCTTCAACTTTCTTTCCATACTCTGCAGTATGTTTTAAAGTATCAGTGACTGTTGGTGTACATCCTGCAACAACAATTAGAATTACAATCACTATTATTGCAATCCACACTTCCATTTATTTTTTCATCTCCTTTGCTTTTATTTGATAATGGTAGTAAGTCTTGCACTTACATTCTTAGTATTACTTTTATACGATACCATTAGGAATTGGAGAATATATTTTTTTGAAAGACTAGTATTTTTTATATTCTCCATAAATGAAAGAATTTGATTAATTGTATAGGCAATGAATAATAAATGAGGACCCCTTACAATTAATCAATGAGTAAAGGTTTGAATATCCAAACTTAATCTAATAAGAGAAGCAATATTCTGAGTAATCACTAGTTAGCTTTGAATGTCGTGTAAATTATTTATACATTTGAACATTAGAATATAAATTTATTTATAAAAATTATTAACAAGGAAACGACACTAACTATCAACTCTGTTTTCGGTTTTGTTTAATTATTAATTGAGTCTTTTAATTTTCTTAAAATACTTTCTTTGTTTTGAACTACATAATCCATAAAGTCATCATAAGTTGGAATACTACCTTTAAAATTTTCTTCATATATATCTGAAAATACTTTATTTACAACTTCAGTATCATATTCATTTACTTCTTCCATTAAGTCTTGGAATTGTGAATTACCTAAGAACTCAGTATAATCAGTGAACTCATGTGGTTCATATATTTTATATAATTCAATTGTTTTTGAACCATTAGAAGATTTAGTATTTTTTAATTGTCTAATAATTTCATTTTCATTTTTATTTAAGAATTTTAACACATCATCATTAAATGCTTGTTTACCAAATTTCTTAACTAATAAATCCATTAATTCATTTTCTTTTCCTAAATCAACTACTTTATCATATAAAGATGTTTCAATATCTCCATCTTCATATAAATCTTCAAAGTCTTTAGCTTTCTTAAATTTTAATTTAAGAAGTGTTGAATCAGTTATAATCATAATTCTTCCTCTAGTTCAGGAAATTTATCAATTGCTTTTAAATACAAATTATTTAAATTTTCATCAACTGACAAATCGCTATCAGCTACCATTTCAATAATATTAATTGAACCAACATTTGTTGGTCTACCTAAATATAAGATTGCTTCTCCTGAAGACACTTTATCAACATCTAATGCTAAGGTCTCACCATTAGGAAACTCCATGCTTTTGCCTCTTAATGGTAAATAATCTTCGTAGCTACTTTTAAAATAATTACTTTGTCTCATTTTCTTTCCAAGTGTTGCCATAACAATTATTCCTCTTCTTCAGAATCTTCATCATCATCTTCATCATTTTCACTTATACCAAGAGCTTCAAATACATATTCCCAGTCATAAGCTAAGATGTCGTTGACTTGTGTTTCAGTTGGAATTTCTCCACCTTCAAATTGTTCAGCCAAAAATTGCATTAATTCTTCTTCTTTACCTTTTTGATAGATTGTGTCAAGAGTATCAATTGCTTGACCCCAGACCATTTCTTGTAAATCATCAAAATCTAATTCTCTTTTAACTTCAATTGTTGTAATCATAATCTTTTTATCCTCCTTTTATGATTAATTATATTATATATTTAATTTCATTTTTATATTAAATAATTTAGAGCGATTAAAGATTTTTAATTTTGCTATATTTTTTATAGGGGATGTTTAAAGGTTTTATGACAAACAAATTTTGCAATCTTTAACTTTGCTTTATTGAAGTTTCACAACTTACCGCTCTATTATTATTTTACCAAATCTTTAACTAAATGTAAATAGTTTGATATTATTTAATATAAATAATATCACTAATTTTAATATTGAATACTGGTGTTGGTTTAGAAGGTCTATCAGGAATAGCACCAATTCTAATTAATTCTTCTTTAGTTGTTTCTACACCTTTATAAAAATATCTTGTTTGAGGTTTTAATAAATGATTAAATGTAGATGTTAATCTTAATAATTTTGTTTCATTATGAGTAATGATTTTATTTGTTAAAGTCCATTCTCCGTAAGGAAGTGGGTTAACATAATCTTTATCTTTGTTAATACTCATATTCTTGTAGCTAACACCAATCCTTGCAACAAGTGTTGTTTCTTTCTCTACTTGACCTTTGAATGCAGCTCTCGCTTCACTCATAGTTCTTCTGAACTTAATACAATGGAATGTTCCATTTCTTAAACTTGCGATATAGTTTTCAATTTCTTTTGTGTTCTCCATTTTTCTTTCTCCTTTACTAATCACAAGTATAGTTTAGCAAATATTAAGTTAAATGTAAATAGTTTTTATTAAATATTTTGATTTTTTTCAGCAACCAAGAACATATCTGAATCATACTGCTTTTTTTGGTCAAGAGCTTTAAGCATAGAAGTATCTAAATAATTGTTTGAGTAGAATCTATGATAGATTGTGATTTTGCTTTCTTGACCTAATCTATTTATTCTTTTTAAACCTTGCTCATAATCTGCAAACAAAGGGATCGAAAACAAAATACATTTATTGTATTCTTGCCAGTTTTTTCCAGTCGATCCACTTGCATAATTTGAGATTATTATATTTCCAACATTTGTTAATTTCTCATTTTTAGGCAGTTTGGAAAACCTTTCATAAAATGTTAATGATTTAATCTCTCCACAAAAAATGTCAATGTTATAACCAAGCTCTTGACAAATATCGTATATCTCTAAAAGCTCTGGAGTAAAGTTATAAAACAATACATAGTTATCTCTATTGTTTTCTAAAAAGTCTTTAAGTACTTGCAATCTTGTTCTATCAAACCATTTTGCTTCTTCACTATTACCTTGAAAACCTATTGATAGTTGCCTTGCTCTCATCCAAGCTAATGCTGCAGTATTTGCTAACCACTTTTCACTTGAGCAATCAATGTTTCTATAAAATGGATTTGGAACTTGAATATCTTTAGGATTATCTAATTCCCAGAGTTCTCTATCTAATTTTATTTGTCTTTCATCTAATATCTTATTTAATTCTTTTACTTTTATTTTTTGAGAAGAAAACAATCTCATATCTAAAGACTCTTTTAATACATGGTCTGAGAATACCATTGCTGGTAATTTGTCTCCTAATTTCTCTACAGATTTAATTGTGATTGCATATTGATGAACAATATCGATTAACTCATCTTCATTCTTATAACCAATTATAGGTTGCGCCCAGCCAGGTAGATTTCTAATGTTCCCACGAATACAATATCTATCTAAGAAATGAGTTTTGTTTTCAGGGTATCCTAATATCTTTAGTTGCGAGTATAAATCTTCATAACCACAAGTGAACGGTGTTCCAGTTAACAAATATGTTTTAATTGTACAATTATATAAATGCAATGTTTGAATTATTTTCTTAATTGCTTGTGTTTGGATTGAGTTAAGATTTTTAACCTTATGGCTTTCATCTAATATTAAAGCAACTTTCTTTCCACCACAGCTATTCAAGAATTCCATTAGATTGTTGTTCAAAACAACTCCACGCTTTTCGGTTTTTAATCTTTCATATAATCCTTCATAATTTATACAATATAAATCTTTTGTTGATGTACTAACATTTACATTCCACTTGCCTTTTTTGTTAGTATTAAAAATGGACTTTTTGCAATAACAATTCCATTTCATTGCACTTTGACTACCCCACCAACAAAATGATCCTTTAACATCTTTATCTTCAAGAGCTTTAGCATTTAATGAAACGACTAAAACCTTTTCACAATCATTAACTTCGGCTAATGCTAAAGATATTGGAGTTTTACCTAACCCCATGTCTAAAAATAATCCATAAGAGTTTTTATCTTTTAAATCTTGTACAATTTCCTTTTGCCAATCAAATAATTTCTCATAAATACTCATTGCGTTATCTCTCCTTTTTTATTCTATTATATCACATTTAAAGTTAAATGTTAATAGTTTTAAGCAAATTGAGTAAAATAAAAAGTCTTGTGGATAAAGACTTTTAATCGGAAACAAATTGTTCAGCAATCCAATAACACGAATAATCACGAATGAGAATTGTTGCTATATCTTTTAATTTCGTTTTAGGAGTTATATATAATGATATACTTGTTGGCTTTTTTTTCATATAACATATATCAAAATATATTTCTCTAATATAAAAAGTAAATGTATGAATGTGATGTGGATCGTGTTCGGTATCTTCACTTGAAACTAAGTCAATTGGTTTTTCGCTTGAGTAATAAACTCCAGTACATTTAATCTTTAACCCTTTGACTTTGATTTCTTTGTTAATTTCCTTTTGAATTTTCTTCATGTCTAGTCTTGACATCTTTTTAAAATTCAATTTGTAATCGGCTTCTATCATATTTTCTACACTCCTATATTACATAATACCATATTTTTTTTATATAATTATATTACTCAACCTTTATTATATCATAATAATAGTTAAATGTGAATAGTTTTATTAAATAAATAATTTTTATTTCATTAAAAATTATTTACATTTTTTGAAAATGGTTTTATAATAATTTTTGAGGTATAGAGTATAAGATTATGGCTGAAAAGAAAACAGATTTAAACATTAATGTTAGTACTAGTGGTAATTCAATGTCTAACGAACAAGTAATTAATTTAATGCAACAATATTTATCACCTAAACATTCCGATTTAGAAACTCATTTAGATGATACAATGTCAAAGATTAAAGACACTGCAAGTAAGAGTGTTGCTTTAAAGGATCACTGGGGAAACTCATTAAATTCTACTGGAACTGATGATAAGGTTTCTTCTTTTACTAACTATGGATTTTCTAATGATACTTTAAATTATACTTTATGGTTAGCGTTATATAATGATTCTTGGGTTTTCAAAAGAGCTATTGATAAGCCTGCACAAGATGAAATCACTTGTGGTATTACTATTAATGGTGATGAAGATTATACTGCCGTTTACAAAGCATACAACGATTCTAAAAATGATTTAGTTAACCTTTTAAAATGGGGTGCTTTATTTGGTGGATCTATTGCAGTTGTAATGTTTGATGGTCTAAATGATGAAGATTTAGGTCGTACTATTAATAAAGAAAAAATCAAAGGAAAGAAAATGACTTTATATGTAACGGATCGTTGGTATGGTTGTGTTCCATCTAGTGAGACAGTTACTAATATGAAGAATATAGATTTTGGTAAACCAGCTTATTATGAAGTTACATTCGCAGATGGTCATACTTGTAAGGTTCATCATTCTTATGTATTAAGATATGAACATAGAAATGCTCCTAATTTAATTAAGAATGGTCAACTCATGGGTTGGGGCTATGCTGAAGGGTCTCACATATTAAATGAATTAAGTAGAGATGACCAATTGAAGTCAGCTATAACATCTTTAGTTAACAAGTCATTAATTGAAGTTATTAAAATGTCTGGTATGCGTGGTGTTTTTATGGGCGCAGATGAAGCTAACAAACAACAACTTATGAAAAGACTTGAAATGGTTAATTGGGCTAGAACTTTTAACTCATTGACCTTACTTGATAAAGATGATGAATATACTTCAGGTGGTTTCACTCAAATGGCTGGATTATCAGATCTACTTGAGAAAAACATGTGGTTAATCTCGGCTGCTTTAGAAATGCAAGGAATATTATTTGGTGATTTAAAAGGTGGGTTATCTCAAGAAAGTGATGCTTTCAAACGATACTCAAAAACAATCTTAGGTCGTTGCGATTCTTTGGTTAGACCTGTGATGAATAAGTTTTTAAAGATTTGTTTTGCTGTATATGATATTAAAGGTGATGTCGACTTTTCATTTAACTCATTAAATAAAGAAGAAGAAAACAACGAAAAGATAAATGCTATTAATGGTTTAGTTAGTATGTTATCTTCAATTAATGATAGAGGTTTAATTTCTAAATATCAAATGGCTTTATCTATACAAGACTTTATGAATAAAGGAAGTATTAATATTGCATTTACTGAAGAACAACTTAATAAACTTAAATTAGAAGCACAAAAAGATTTATTGTCTAGTATTAAAGAACTTGAAAAATTAGGTGGTTCTTCAATCGATAGAAGTAGTTTTCCATCTTTAAGTAGATTTAATCAACAACCTATAGAAAACGAACCATTAAATGAAGAAAATAAACCAATCAATGAAAATGTTGAAGTTAATACAGGAGAGAGTGTTAATGAAGAAGTCCAAGAAGAATGATGTTCAAGTCGTTAAGTTTTACAAGAAAAAATACAATATAGTATTTTACGACCACACTGATGAAGTTTATCTTTACTCATTTGATAACATTATTCAAATTTGTGAATTTAGAGGTATGGAAGTTAATGCAGTAAATAAAAATCTTATAGGTTGTGAGATTTGCAATGCGTTAAGAAGAAAAAACCATACAACCAAAATGCTTGATGGTAGACCTATGCGAGTCTATTTGATAGATATGTTTGATGACCAATAAGAAAGGAGAGATAATTATATGAAAAAATATGTACTTATTACATCAACAATTACAATTGAAGTTACTAGAGATTTAGGCTCTGTTAACTTAACAAATCCTACTGCACCTATGGCTGACAAGCTCAATGTTAAACCAGGATGGGTTCCTTTTCGTTATTTAATTAAAGCTGGAACTTATTATTATCCAGCACAAATTAAAAATTGGAAAACAGTTAAATCACTTGAAAGAGATAGACTTTTAACTATTGGTGCTGAAACTGATGATTGTGGAAACACATCTAAAGAAGAAGTTGAAAGAATTGATGAAGCAATCAATAAAATGAAAAATGCTGATGCAAGAAATAAACAACTTGAAAAACAAATTAATCCAATGTTTAAAAAAGAAACTGAAGTAAAAGAAGAAGCTTAGTTTAAAAGAAAGGAAAAAAGTATATGAGTACTAATAATATTAAATTATTTGGCAATACTCCTTTAGAGAGTACAAGTGATTATTTAAGTGATTTTGTTAAAGGAAAATTAATTATTGCAAAAGATATGAATCTTGCTTTAAGAAATGCAACTATTGGTTCATATACTTTTTTTAATATCTTAAAAGATTATGGTAGTTTCACCATTGGTCCTGAGTTAACTAATGATAACATTGATACACAAACAGCTAATATAAAAAGTGCTTTTGAAGAATATGTAAAACAAATTATTAATTTAAAAGTTGCAGATGATTATGATGCAGGTACAATTTCAACTGGTTATGACTATGGTGATTTTGGAATATTTAATATAGCTAAACCTGAAGGTACATTAATTGGAACTAACTTTACAATGAATAATGCTATTTCTACAAAAATAGAAAATATAAATAAGCTTACTGGAATTCCATGTCCTTTAAATGATAATAAAAGATTTCCTATGCCTAATTTTATGCAATTTGGTGTAGTAAAAGAAAACATACAAATGTATAGTAGTTCTTTAAAATTTACGGATGATGATATGGGGTTATATGCTACAGGGTTTGATGATAAAAAATACTATGTTTGTAATGGAAAAGAAAAAAAATTAATTATTCAAATGGCTTTTTTTAATCGTAAAGATGTTAGTACACAAGATGCAAATGTAAAAAAAGTTATTGATAATATGGGAGTTATTTCATTTAATATAAATGTCGGATCGATAGTTAAAATGGGTAATATTACTGGTACTGCATTTAATGGTTATATGAATCGTGGTTATCAGCAATCTCAAGATGTTGCATTTGGTACTTTATCAACTTCAGCATTGACAAGATTTAAAATAACTGCAATGATGTTTTTTATGGAGAGAGTTCCAGTATATCCACACGAAGATAGACAATATGAAATTGATTGTGGTAGAGAAACAAAATACGATTTAAAGGTCGACCTTTATTTAGAAACTATTGACAGTGAGAATTCAATTAATAATAGTATTGAAAATATAAACTTATCTTTCAATATGTGGTGTTCTGTTCAATTTCAATTTATAAATGATGTAGCTGAAGTTACTAGCATTTAATTAAAATAAAGGAGAGATAAATAAAATGATACAAGAAGAGTTTAAAATTGATACAAGAGAAGAAACATTTAGATTTGCTAAATGCTCACCAGTAGATCTACTTGCTATTGTTTCACAAATGGATTTTGAAAAGTATGAATCAACTAAACAATTTATTAACTTTGCTTTAGAACATATTGAAGTCAAGCAAGGTGAGAAATGGATAGCTGTTAAAGTTCCAAGTCGTGAAATTTATATGCCAAGTGGAATTGAAAATGATTTAATTAGCTTATCTCAATTATCTAACAAGTATATGCAAGAGGTAATTTTAAAAACTTTTCAGAAATCCAGCGAATAAATGAGACTTATTTCATTTCTTCGACTGGAGATGAAAAAAAAGATTTTAAAACACCTAAAAGAATTAATCCTATTGTTTATTTACTTATTACAAACAAACTTGCTACACTTTATGAATTGAAAAATGTTTACTCAATTGATGAAGTTGTGGATTTATATGAAATTTGTTTAGCAACAATCTACAATAAACATATAGCTTTAGAAAATTAATAAGTAGAAAGGAGTTTAAGTTATGGCTGATAGAATTACTAAGAGTATTGATATTAAAGTTGGTGATGAACAACTTAAACTTCTTAATACTCAATTTAAAGAATTAGTTAAACAATTAAATACAATTAAATTAGTCTTAAAAGATTTATTTCCTGAATCATATAGAAAAGCTGTTAGAGACACTAACGCTTATATGAAACAATATAAAAAGAATGTTGATGAAGCTACTGAATCTATTAGAAAGTTAAATACAGCCACTAAGGACAACGAAAAAACTACAAATGGTAAAAAACTATTAAAAGGTATAGAAACTGCGTCAAATGTCGCATTTGGTGGCAAAGGTAATCTTTTATCAAGAGGATATGAAACATTAAAGGATGCTTTAACTAGTGGTGATAGTAAAGGCAACTTTTTTACTAAATTAGGTTTTGAAGTATTAGAAAAAGGTTTTAATGTTTTTAGAGAATCAATAAAAGTTTTAAATGTTAATTTTTTAGATTTAAGTAAAGGTGTAAAAGATGTTATTGGTCAATTTACTGATTTAAAAACTGGTATGGCAACTTTTTCATCTGATTCATTAATCACAAATGCTAGTGCAAGAGAGACTAGAATGAAGTATGGATTATCTTCATCACAAGCATTTGCTTTTACTCAAGCTACATCATTATTAAATATTAGTGAAAGTGATTTACCATGGATGAACGCTGAACAAAGAAGTAAACTTTTAGAATATATGGAAAGATATTCTGAATTTTATAACAAGATGGAAAGTTCAGGAACATTATCATCTATACAATCAATGCAATTAGAGTTTGAAGAATTAAAGCAAGAATTAGCTATGGAATTTTTATCATGGGTAGCTGAGAATAAAGATACTATCATGGCAGTCTTAAAAGGAACTTTTGAAGTAGTTAAAGCAATAGGCAATATTGTTATGTCTATTTTAAATGCTTTTAGTAATATTGGAAATTTGTTTGCTCCAAGTGTTGGAAACTCAACTAGAGTTTATATTAATAATACAAATAATACTACAGGTGTTTTACAAGGTGCTAATGAAATAAATGATAGTATTAATAATCAATGGTCAACTATTGCTAAACAATTAACGACAGCTATTAAATATTAAGGAGGGTTGAGATATGGCTTATGGTTCAAATAAAAGTTATAAAGCTATTATTAAAGTTAATATGAATCAATGGGGTAATGAAACATTACCAGCTAATGAAGATCCTACTAAATATTTACTTTTTGATATTGTTAACGATAAAAAAGTCACATCATCATCAACTACTTGTTCATACCCTTTACAAGATGGCGATACTATGACTGACCACATGTTTAGAAACCCTGATACATTAAATATATCAGGTAGCTTTTCTTTAAATGGTAAAAATTGGAATAGTGATTCTTATGGTTTTGAAGGCAATGGTGATAGACTAACTAGAATACAAAATGTTTTTGAAAAGATAAAAAGTCAAGGTTATTTATGTGATGTTTTAACTTTAGAATCTGATAGTGAAAATAATATCAATACTGAAAATGCAAGATTTAAAGCTCGAAAAAACATGGCTTTAACATCTTGTTCATGGGTTGAAAAACAAAACTCTATGAGTTTTGCTTTTGAGTTTAAAGAAGTGATAATGGTTGAAACTCAAACCGTTCAACAATTAAGTGAAGCTGAAAGAAGAGACAATGGGTTGCCTAGTATTGATGAACCGATTGGAAGTTCTTTAGGAACAGTTTTAGCTAAAACAGGACAATTAAAAGAAAGTGTCATTAAATCATTAAATGATAATGGTTATATTGATAATGATTTTGTTGCAAACATTCAAATGTATTTTAAAGATTTTGCTTTACCAGGTGGTGTTACTGCTTTTGTAGCAGCTTTATTAATTAAGATTGTTTTAAAAGTTACTGCTATTACTACAACTTTATTGACTACTGCAGCAGCCTCAACAGGTGCTACAATTGCAGCAAGTAGTGTAGTTGCACCAGTTGGAACAATTGTTGCAATTGCAATTATAGGTGCAGTTATTTTGATTACTGGTATTTCTAAATATATTGAAGCAATTAAACAAAGAGAAAGACAAAAAATAGCATTTAAATTAGTTAATGGTTCTGCTAACCCTGATCTTAATAGATTAACTAATTTGCTTGATGATATTGAAGTTGAAGTTAATAAAGTTAACTCTAATCTTAGTATTTATACTATAAATCAAGACCAACCACATAAGGTTAGTTTAAACATTGGTGGTAATTATTATATTATTAAGTTTGAAAAAAATAATATGAATAACAATAGTTGGGATGTAAATATTACTACTTTAGATGGTAAGATAATTGAAATGCAAAATAAGTGGTCTCCAATTACTAACATGGTTGACTTTAATAGAAACCAAAATATGTGGTTTAAAGATTTAACTAAACAATACGAAGTCTATTTGTGTAATGCTTCATTTAATAATGAGTATAATAATACACAAGAAAAAATAGATAATGTTAAAAACAAATTGTCTAGTTATTCAATATGGGTTTCAAAAGGTAGAATACAAGACAATGTAAAAAAAATTACAGATGCTATAAATAAAGCAATAATTAGTGAGGGTTTTGTATAATATGAAAGAACAAAATATTATTACTGATAAAAAGCTATGTTGGATGCGTGATTTGGTTATCAAGTTAAAAAGTAAAATTTACAATGTTGATGATTTAGTCTTCGGAACTAGAAATGGTAAAAACGAATATATAAACGATCAATTAAATATTGAAGTAAATGGAACTAAACAAATCTCAAGTATGTTAAATCAAGGAACTGTTAAAATCTCTAACTTGACTTATGCAGAAATTTATAGAATTATCGAAGGACAATTTTATGAGATTGAGATATGGGCTGGTTATCGTTCACAAAGTATGGAAAGATTTTTTAAAGGTGAGATTGCTTATATAAGTGATGAAATCACTATGAAAAAAGATAATACTTGTACTATCATTTTTGCTTCTACATTTGTTGCTAGATATTCTCAATCAAGAATTAATATTAATCTTATTCCTAACATGTCTATGTATGGGATTTTAAATTATATTTGTTTACAAAAAGGCATTGATACATCAACATTAAGTGAAGAATTAAAACAAAAATACATTCATGAAGTTATTAGTGCTTATGATACTCCTGCTAGTTTTGTTGAAAGTTTATCAAACAATTCAAATGATTTAATCTCTAATATTGATTCTTCTTTAGACAACCAAGTAATTAATATGAGTACAATTAATGACAAAAGACAAATTGTTATTAATCCTAATACTATTAATTTTAATAAAGGAAATCCTAGCATTAGTAAAGATGGTTTGAAAATATGTTTATTTCCAACTTTTAATTTTATTCCAGGAGATATTATTTATATTGATAATGCGTATGTTAATAGAACTGAAACATCTTTAGAAGGTGCACAAAAGAATTGGAAAAACAACTATTTATCTACTAATGGTGGTTACATGATAAAAGAGATTAATTTTATCTTCCAAAACCGTGGTAGTACATTTGAATTAAATATTCAAGCAATAGGATTAAATATCATTAACAATATTGTTGGAGGTAATGTTAAATGAGAGAAACTGAAGAACAACGAATTAATAATGCTAGCTCATTATTAGATGTATTATTGATTTTAAAACACAATATATTTACTGATTTAAAAGTTGCTACATTAGCTTATGTAGAAGAGATAATACAACCTATTAATGATGATAATTCTTTTGGAATAATTAGGTGTAAACCTTTTCCATTAGAAAGCAATCAATCTTCATACTCGATTTATGCTTATTATTTTGATAAAGAAAGCAATAGTGGAACTGAACATGAATTTGTAATAAAAGATAATAATCAAGAAAAATCGTTAACCATACATACTGGGTTAGAAGTAAATGATATAATTTTAGTAGTATTTTGTGATAAGAATTTTATTAATAGTTTAAATTCTATTAATGGAACTTGTTTAACAACTGATGATGAAAATTATCATTTATTAAAATATGGTGTAGTAGTTAAAACAAGATAAAGGAGAAAGATATGGATCAATATTTAGAAGAACAACTTAAAAATTTAATTCAATTTAATAATGGTGGTGTAGTAGTTGCTAATTATCCTGAGATTAAAAATGTATTAGTAAATGTTTTCAAAAATATTTACGGAACTGATATTGATGTATCAGATGCAAGTGCTGATGGACAATATGTACATGCTATTGCTTTATTGATTAACAATATTTTACAATTAGTTAATACATCATATTTACAATTAAATCCAGCAAGTGCTACTGGACACTTTTTAGACATTTTATGTTCATACTCAAATGTCTTTAGAAGAAATGAAGGATATTCGGTTGCACAATTAGTTGTTAAATATATTGGTAATTCTACTAGTGTAGTAACACCTACTGCATTAATCTTTAGAGATAGAGCAGGTATTTATTGGCAATGGAATAACCCTGTTGATATTAACGGAAATCCTACAATCTCATGGTCTAAAAATGGTGATGTAAATATACTTGAAAATGTTGTTTGCCAAAACTTAGGAAATATAACTGCTTTAGGAACTAATAAAGATATTGATTGGAATACTACTGATAACGGCTGGATTAATCAATCTATTGAAATTGGACAATGGCAAGTCTATCAACAAAAGGATGCAATTGTGGGAAATCTTGAAGAAACTGATGAATCTTTAAGAAGTAGAAGAATACAAGCATTAGGAAATCAATCCGTTAGTGTGCTAACTGGTTTACAAGGAGTTTTATTTAATACGACTGGCATTAAAGATTGCTGGATTTATAGTAATAGTACAGCTAAAGCACAACCAATGGATGATTTAACTAGTGTTTCGGTACATGATGTTTATGTAACATTAAGATACGATAAGAATGTTGATAAAGATAATTTAAGAAGTATTGTTGGTAATTTAATTTATAATAAAATGACACCAGGAATTTTAACTAGTGAGTTTAATTCAACTGGAATTTATGGTGCAACAGGTGAAACTGAAACATTTGAAGTTAAGAAAACTACTAAATTATCTTATGATATTCGTTGGAAAATTTGTAAACCTGAAACACCAACCTTAACAATTAAATTTAATTATTATGATGGCTATGCAAAAGGGACTAAAGAAAATAGATCTGATATTGAAAAGTCTATTATTGAAAAGATATTGAATTATACAAATAACATTACTTTAGCTAATAACACAATTACAACATATTCATTAATTACTGCAATAAATCAAGCTAATATTATTGTTAATAATACTTTGGTATTTATTCCAATTTTAGCAACAATTAGTGAGGCTTTAGAAACTCAAACAACTTTGCCTAACTCATATCAAGCACATAACACATATTTTGAATATGATGAAAGTATGTTTGATTTTACTTATGATGATAGTACAAAGGTTGGAACTTTAACTATTAAAAAATCTTAGAAAGGAGATAAATTATGGCTCTTATTAAAAATGAGAAATTAATTACTTATGAATATTATATTAGATATTTAAGTTTGTTTTTAAATGGTTCTTATGGTATTAATCAACAAATAAGAGCTGTTTATTTAATCCTTGAATCTTTAAACGATTTTTATAATAAATTATTAGAAAAATACAATATTTTAGATGGAACAATTAACGATTATATTACTAAAAATATTGATGGTGAAGCAGATCAAACTTTAGATAATATAGGTGCAATATTTAATTGTTATAGACAAATGACTATTAAATGGAGTGATAATCCTAAAAAGGTTGAAGATTTAACAACTACAAAAACAATTGTTTTAGATAATTATGATTTTATTACTTATATTCGTTCACAAATTATCAAACAACATTTTAATGGAACTAGAGAAGATTTAGCAAAGGCTTATGTAGATAATAATTTATTACCTATTAATTTAACTTATATTCCAACATCTAGTGCAGAGTGTCAAATCTATTGTAATAACTGGAATGAATTATCTTTAAATATGCAAAACTTATTCTTAAATAGAATGATTGCTATTGAATCCATGGGAATTACTTATGGCTTGCTTTTAGAAAATGTAGTTAATATAGGTGAATGGGATTTATTTGGTTTTGCTAACGAAGATAATCATGATTATGATAGTTCTTCTAAGGTTGAGTTTGGTGTAATTAATGAAATGAATGAAAGATATTTTAATACAAATAAAGAAAATATTTTTGTTAAAAATAATGATGGAACTTTTATACAAGCTACAACTTATGATTCCAGTCAAACTTATTATTCGCAAAGTGCTATATGGGGGTAATTTATGATTTGTAGAAGAAATGAAATTAATAATAAAACAACCAATATTGTTTGGTTCTCAAGCTATGGGGTAGATGAATTAGGTCATGCTTTATTTTATGGTGTTGAACATACTTATTATTTAAATGCTATTATAAAAAAAGAAGTTGATGAATTACCAGCTAGAGGTGATTATGATGTTTGTTATATTTTAAATAATGTTAATTATTTTTGGACTAAAGATGGTTTTAAAAGTGAAAACGATTTAACTAGTAAATATGAAAATTTAAAAATTTTTAATACTATTGAAGAATATGATAATTTTATTAAAACAATTAATAGAAGTAATAATTATAGTAAAGCACAAGAAGGAGTTAAAGATTCATTAATTCAAAGATTGAGCGTTTTAAAAAAAGAGCTTTGGTATAATCCAGGTTATGGTTTACCTTTAATTGATAAAGTAAGAAATAAAGGAATATATGATGCAATCGCTTTAGATATTATTACATCACACCCTGATGTTAGGAATGTTGTTAAATTTGAAAGTCAAGTTGATGGTCATAAATATTCTTTATCATTTGTTGTTACCACAATTTATACAAGTAATGAAACAAAAATAGAATTAAATTTGTAAATTAATTATATTGTAAAAAAATTATAATCTATAATAAAAGTGAGGTGTGATTTTATGAAATTTTTAGCAAATACAAAATTAAGTCCACATAAATTTGAAACAAGCGAAGGTTATTTAATTTGTAAGGACGCAGTTTTAGCAAGAACTGGAAAACAGACATATATGAAATGTGAAGTTTACCCTGATTGTGAAGGTGATACAACTGAAATAGATATTGATAGAAAACCAGAAGATGTTTTCTCAAATGAAACATTAGCATCTTTTGAAAACAAACCTATTACTGTTGAACATCCTAATGAAAATGTTACCACTGATAATTATAAAGATTTATCGGTTGGTTTTGTTCGTGATATTCGTAGGGGTAAAAACGAAGATGGCGAAGATGTTATGTTAGGCAATTTAGTCATAACAGACCCTGATGCTATTGAAGATATTAAAAATGGCATTAGAACCGAATTATCATGTGGCTATGATTGTGATATTACAAATGATAATAATCCAAGACAAATAAATATTCGTGGAAACCATGTTGCATTATGTGAATGTGGTAGAGCAGGAATTGCTAAGATTGTTGATAGTAAAGATAGTGTTAATGATATGGCTTTAAGTAGAGCTGATGCTATGGATAGATGTATTTCTTTAGGAAACAAATTTATTGAACATTTTGATAAAATTTACAATAATAAAGAAGATAATGTTGTTCATCACTGGATTAGTGAAATGAATAGTTGGTTAAATAGTGTTAGAAAGATAAAATTAAAAAATACTAATGATGTTTTATTAAATAGTAATTTAAGAGATTGGTTTTTTACAGCAGGTGCTAATGCAGAAGATTTTATGACTAGTCCATCTTATAATGAAATAAAATCTTATGATAAATTTGTTGAACTTTTAATTAATGGCTCTTCAATTGAAAATGCTTTAAAAGAAATTGGAATTAGTACATTAAAAGTTCATGATGTAGATCCAAAAGAAAATGAATCTAAAAAAGATTTCATTGCTAGATTTATGAAAGAAACAAAATCTGAATACCCTGATACTAAACAAAGATATGCAGTTGCTTTATCTTATTGGGAAAACAAATCTAAAAAAGATAGTGTTAATGATGTATTTATCGAAGATGATATTATTAATCAAATTGAAGATTGGGTTAACAAATTAAATGCTTTACATGAAAGCGAAAAATTTGGTAATACATATTCATATTCTATTGGACCTAGATGGGTTAAAATATTACAAATTGATTTTGGTGGTGGCAAATCTATATTTGCTTTTGTTGATCCAAATAATGGTGATATTTACAAACCAGCTAACTATAATTCTCCTGCTAAAGGTGTAAGAGCAAATGTTAGCAATCCACCTATGACCTTTGGTGAACTTTATAGAAATAGAAGAGATTCAATAGATGATAGTGATAAATACAATAAAGATTTTTATATTGAAACTATTAAATCTTTAAGAAAGACTTTAGAAGAAATTGATAGCATGGTCAATGAAGATGATGATCCTGATTTTGAAGAAAATAAAAAAGAATTTAAGAGAATGATTATCAATCAAATTAATGATTACAAAGAAAAAATGAAAGAGGTTGATTAACATGGAAGAAGAAGAAAATAAAGAAGAGTTAATAAAAACTGAAGTTGATTCTTCTACTTTAACTAATGTTGATAAATCAATTCATATTGAACTTGATAAATCAAAATCAATTAAAGAGCAAGCTAAAGATATTGTTAATTTAGCTGCTACTGCTAAAGCAGTTGAAGATGAACACTTAGTTGATGATATTACAAATCTTAAAAAAGAAGAATTAAAGCAAAGTGCTGAAACTTCTTTAAAAGAAGAACATATCAAATCAAAAGAATCTGAAAAGAAATTACAAGAAGCTAACTATGGTACTTATGAAGGTATAGCTGAATTAATTGGTTTAAAAAAACCTTTACCAAATAGAATGTTAAAATGTTTGATGTTCATATTAATGCCTTTCTTAATCTTATATTATACAATTATAGGATTAATTACAGGAATTATTAATATAACTATGGATTGTGTAAATGCAGTAGTCTTGCGATTTGCTGAATTTACAAAGCCTGCAAAAAAGATAATATTGTTTTTATTAACATTATTTATCGTTGCAATGATTGTACTAACCATATTGTTCTTTTTAAGAAAATATGGAATTATCCAATAAACTAAATGAAAGGAGGAAAATTAACATGTATAAATTAATTGATGGAAAATATTACGAAGTTAAGGAAGTTTCTATTGATGATTTAAAAGTTGAAGTTAATCAAGTTTTGTCTTTAATTAAAGAACAATCTGAAAAGATTAATGTTATTAAAACTCAAATTGTCAATGTTGAAAAACCAATTGAAGCTCAAATTGTTAATTATCAAAATCAAATTGCTTCAATTCAAAATGCTTTAGAAGAATTAAAAACAAAGAAAGTTAATGTTGTTCAACCATACGAAAATCAAATCGTTGAATGTAATGAAAAGATTGAACATGCTAAAGCAACATTAATGGAAAAGAAAGATATTATTAAATCTTTATTACCTGATGCTAATAAAACTTTAGGGTTTTAGTTTAATAGCATTTGATATTTTTAAAAAATTATTGGATATATTATGTGCAATATCTAAAAGTATGTAAAAGGAGGAATAAAACAATGAGTTTTGAAGAAATTATGACTAAATATGGTTTGCCTGTTGTTTGCATGAGCTTAATTGTTATGATTTTAGTAGGATTAATTAAAATCTTTACTAAAGTTATTCCAACTAAAAAAGCAAATGAAACTGGTGAATCTAGTAAGTTAACAAAAATCATGAGCTATTTATATTTAGTAATTACTTTAGTTTTATCTATTGGAATTACTTGCGCTTATGTAAAAATCTTTAATTTAGAATTTTCATTTGTTGTAATTTTTAAATATAGTTGTTCTGTCTTTGGCTGCTCACAAGCTCTTTATCCTATTTACCGTGACTATGGTGGCAGATTTTTATTACAAAAATTTGTTGGATTATTCAAAGGTAAAAATAAAGAAATTGATGATATAATTGAAGTTATCGAAAAAACTTTAGTTTTAACTGATACTCAAAAAGAAAAAATCAAAGATGATTTAACAAAATAAATTATGGAAGATATATTTGATGAATTATTTGGTAGTACAATTACTGCTTTAGATTCATTAAATCATTATTCTTTTGAATTTGGAATTAGCTCTGAAAATGGACAAAAAAAAGTTGAAGTGAATATCTTAAATACAGATAGTTCAATTACTTCAACTTTTATGTCTATTGCAGATATTATGTACTTTACTGAATATGGCACAATGACAATTCCAGGTAAATTTGTATTAGAAAAAATGTTGTTTAAAATTAATAACTATATACATCATGAATTAGAATTAATTGTTGATAGCATTTTTAATAATGATTTAAATGAAAATGATATATATTCAAAATTATTTTTTTTATCTAACAATATAGAAATACAATGTAAACAAATGATAAGAAATTTTTTATTAGATAGTAATACATTAGGAAATCTATTAAAACAAGAAGATGAAAACCAATATTTATATAAATTAGATAGATTATCTCAATATATTACTTGTAAATTAGTAAAAAAATAATTAATTTCATTATATCACAAAAAAAAGTAGTGTTATAATGCAATCAAGAAAGGATGATTTTTATATGAGATTTAAAATTACTGATAATCGTAGTGGCGAACAATATAATGTTGAAGAACCAAAAAGACAAGCTATTGTTAGACCATTATTAAAAGGTAAACAACAATTGAAGCATCATACTCAAGAAAAAGACGCTGATGAATCATTAACTCAAGAAGAAATCGTAGGTTTAAAGAAACTTGCTAAACTTTCTCCTAAATTAGAAACTTTAATTGAAAAACTTGAAGATTTAGAAAAAGAAGATACATCAATTAAAGAAGAAAAAGAAGAAGAAATTGAGGAAGAAGAAATCGAACCTGAAGATGATGATATCGATATCGAAGAGATTGAAGAAGAAAAAGAAGAAATCAAAGAAGATAACGATAAAGAAGATGATTTTGATGACTTAGATGCTGATGATGATGCTGAAGAAGTCGAAGATGAAGATGAAGAAATCGTTGAAAATGATGATTCAATTGATGATACAGATGAAGTCATCTTTGATAAAAAAAGAAAATGTGATTCAAAAAAATCTATTGGCTCATTAGAAAAACCAACTAAAGATAGTTTGAGTGACAAAGAGATTGATGAACAAAATGAAATTGCTGAAGCGTGGAAAATGCGCTATAAAGGAGGAAAATAAAATATGTCATTAATTTATAAGAATAAAATTCCAGCATTAATGGTAGGTTATCCAACAGTTTCCGATAAATATAATGTTTCAGGTGCTGTTCTTGAAGGTGACCAATCCGTTAATAATGGTGAATTAGTAACATTTGGAAGTGCAAGTGGTGGATACAAGAAAATCACAGCTCTTACAAGTGCAAAAGATATTGCTGGTATCGTATTAGCAACAAATGTAAAAGTTGCTACAACTTATCCTGCAAATGATGAAAACATTGCAACAAAACCAGGTGAAGGTTTTAACTTATGTATATGGGGCTATATTGCTGTTGATTGTGATGCAACTGCAGTTGAAGCTGATGTTAAAGAAGGCGCAACAGTATATGTAACTGCTGCAGGAAAATGTACAACAGTTAAAGGTGCAAATTTTGAAACAACTTGGACATTTACTGGTGTTAGTGAAAAACACGGTGACACATTAGTTGCTGAAATTTATATGAAATAATAGGAGGAAAGAGAAATGGGTTTCGTTGATTCAGAAGTTACAAAAAATTTCTTTGTTGATTCCGTTCCAGCAAAGAATAGAGGAAGATGTTTCTCAGTTAATGAAATGTTTGGTACAAGAGCAAAAGCATTTATTGGCGATTCAAAAATTCATGATGCTAACTTTGCTTTCTTATCAACATCATTAGCAAAATTACATAAAAAATTATATGAGCCAAAAGTATATTTTACTTATCAAAAAGATATTGATATTAATCCAGGTGGAGGATTTGTAGATTTCGTTACATACTACACTGTCAACTGGGCAGGTATTATGAATGAAATGAGAAATGTTGTTGGTAATAATGCTAACTTCATTCCTAGAGTAAATGCTTCATTAACACAAAAGAATGTTAATGTCTATACTTATGAAGTTGCTTATGATTTAAGATTTATCGAATTAGAAAAAATGAAAAAAATTGATTTACAAAAATCAATTGAAGAAATTTATAGAAATGCTATTTTAGCAGGTTGGGATTTCTTTGTACAAAAAGTAGCTTACTTAGGTTTAAATGGTGGCACTGGTTTATTCAATGATGCTAATGTTAAAGTTACAACAATTGATAACAATGAAGCTACTGGCAAAGGATTTGAAGGATTATCAGATGATGCTTTCGTAGGTTTCATCAATGGTATCTTTGAAACATATTTAGATCAATCTAATATGAACATTACACTTTTACCAAATAGAATTTTAGTTCCAACATTCGTACAAAGTGATGCTGTTAGTAGATATTCACAATTATACACTAATACATTACTTGACTTTATTAAAGAACACAACTTAGGTAAAGCTCAATCAGGTGCTGAAGATTTCAAATTAGTTATTGAAGCAAGACCTGACTTAAATACTGCGGGTGTTGGTGGACATGGTAGAATTGTTGCTTATAGAAAAGATGAAGATTTCGTAAGAATTGATATGCCTTATCCAATGCAACACTACATTACTTTACCTAACATTGACAAGATGTCTTATACATCTGCTTTCGTAGGTCAAGTATCACAAGTACAATTACCATATAACACTTCAAATACTGAATTAGGTGTTGTATCATATTGGGACTTTACAAAATAATTTAGGTATCAACTTAGTTATCTCTCCAATATAAATAAGTTAGATATATATTAAAAGGGCTGATCTAGACTGAATTTATAAAGTAAGCTCAGTCTATTAGCTCTTTTATTTTTATAAAAAGAAAGGAAATTGAATAATGAAAATTAAATTTAATAATGGGTATACAGTTGAAATCAAAGATTGTGAAGGATTGTCATACCACGAAGTTAGAAGAAGAGCTTATAATGCTATGAAAGCATTAGTCAGAGATAGTAAAAAAGTTAAAGATATGCCTTTATTAGGTGATCCAAGAGAAAATGTTGTTACTAATGCTATGACTTCTTTGACTAATATTAAAAAAGCTATTAAAAAAGGTGAAGATGAAGAAGTTAAAGACTTTTTTCTATTAGCATTAAAAGATATTAAAGCTGATGTCGATAAACATATTGAAGAATATAAAGAAACTCAAACAAAAAAATCATTAACTGCTTTACTTAAAACTTATAATGAAATTAATGATTTAATCCAAGTTCATGGTACACCAAATCAAAAAGGAAGTTATAAGAAATATTTAAATACTTTAACAAGTGCTTGGGCTGAAAAATTACAAGATAGTAAAAAAGTTAAAGATATGCCTTTACTCGCTGATCCTGCACCTAGTGTCGCTACTAATACTGCAACAAATTTAACTACTATAAAAAAACTTATTGAGCAACAAGATAAAGATGCTCTTGCTGCTGCATTTAGAATGTATTTAAGAGATATGGAATATGATGTTAATAAAAATATTGAAAGATATAAAGAAACTCAAGAACCTTTTGCTTTAAAAAAATTAATTAAAGAATATAGTAGTGTATTAGAATTAGCTAAAAAATGGGCTACTGATGATATTGCTAATAGAATGGAAACAGCTATTAATACATTAAAAGAAGCTTGGAACATTGGACTTACAGATAGTAAAAAAACAAAAGATACATGGGGCGGCGTTGAAGAAATGGCAAGTGCAATTACTAGAGATGGTAAACAAGTTATGGCTAGTGCTTGGACGACATCAACAAGAGCTTACAATACACAACATGTTAAGTTTTTATTTGGTAATCAAAGAGGCGAAGGTGCTAATAAATATCAAAATAGAACTTGGGAAAGATGGTCTTTTGCAACAGCTTTAAGAAATGCTATGATTGATGCAGGTATTGATAGAGCATTTGCTGAAGAAATAGAAGAAAAAGCAAGTAGTTTTGAAGATGCTATTAAATATTTTGCCGAACATTATCAAGCAGGTGTACAAGATAGTAGAAAAAAACCATTTAAGATTGTTAAAACTAAAGATTCAAAAGAATTACCTTTTAGTTCACAATTAAGATTAACAGTTAAAGATGCTTTCCAAAAGTATAACGATTTAAATAATGGTATTGACAACTCATTAGAAACAACATCTCTTACAAGACTTGAAAGAGTTGTTGATAGTTATAGTGCAATGGCTGAAAAAGCTAGAAAAAAAGGTTATACTGAAGAAGCTGAAGAATTAGAATTATACGCAAAAACACTTAAAAAAGGTTGGTTTTTATAAAATATAAAAATTATTGAAGGAGGTGATTCTATGAATGATTTACAAAATCATGTTGTTGATCCAACTTGGTTCGACGATGCAATTGAGTTGTTTGCTTTCGATTATGATTGGTATGTACAAACAGGATTTAAATGTGATGAATTAGGTCGTAGAATCACTAAATTTGATAAATTGACAATAAGAGGTTCATTACAACCAGGAAAAACAACACATCAATTTAGTAAAGATGGAAATACCGATAGTATGACTTATGATTTCTTTTGTAAGAACATTTATCGTATTACAAATGGCGATTTTATCATTTATAAAAATCGTTGCTTGTTAGTTGATGATTGGAATGATTATGATGAGTATGGTGTTAGAAGTTGTCGATTAAGACTTGTAAATCTTAATAATTATAAAGACTTAAAAGAATATATTGAGTATTTAAATGGAGATAAAATCAGATGATTAAAGCTATTAGATATGAAGATATTATTAAGAATTTGAGAAAAATATTAAGTAAACAAGCTGAAGTCGATATTGATAGAATATTAAATGCGTTTAGTATTCGTGGACCAGAACTTACTAAAATATTAAATGGCGAAGAAGAAATGTCTTACGATGCCACTGATTGCTTTATAATCTTTGAATTAAACGAAGATGTAAATGAAAGCAATGTGGCTATCGTTAATAACGACAATACGATTGATTACAATGCGAATTATACTTTCTTAATGAAAATATATGGCAATAGCTCATATTACATCTCACAAAAGATTTGTACAAGATTTAAAACCGAACAAGTAGTTAATCAATTACATGATTTAGGTATTTATTTAAAAGGTATAAGTAATCCAAGTTCAGTAAATGAGTTTATTAATGATACTATGTGGTTGAGAAAAGATATTACATTTAATTTACAAGTAAGACATAACATAATCAATTTAAATGATGATGAAGAAACCTTTAATACTAATTGTAGTGAAAGTGGCTTAAAAACTAATCTTATTGTTAAATCATTTTAAAGAAAGGAAAAGATAAAATGAAAAAAATAAAAACTAATTATAAGGAGGTATTAATATGAGTGTAAGTTTAAAAAACTTTGTTGACATAAATATTAATTATCATGAAACTACTACCTTAAGTGGATCAAGAGAAACAATTGTTTTATTAGGAAATTCAGGTGTTAAATTTAACGGAGAAAATACTGCTGAAATAACATCTTCAACAACTATTCCTGATAATACAGATGATACATTAAAAAAATATATAAAATATTTCATTGACAATGGTGGCAAAGAAATTCATTATATAAATGTTGAAAAAGGTAAAGAAAAAGATACATTAAAAACTTTACCTATGGAAGAAATAGTAGTTGTATTATTTAATATGACTTTAACCGATGCAAAAACATTAGTTGAAAATATAAATAGTGATTTATTCTTTACTGGTATTTATGAAAAAATGTTTATTACTTATTCTAATACTGCTAGTGATTTAGATGAATCATTAAACATTGAAAACTTAATTGTTAAATACCTTGGTGCAAATGGTTTACCAGGTTATGAAATGACCATTGCAGCATATTTAAGTAAAATTAATGTTTATTATGGAACAATTAATGATTATAATTTTACTATTGAAAAAGATAGCGAAAATTATTTAATTGATGATGATAGCATTGTTAAAAACATATTAGCAAACAATTTTAATGCTGATATTATATTAACAGGTGATAGTGTCAATATTGGTGGTAATACAACATCAGGAAAAGATTTAGTAAATCATTTCTACAAAATAATGTTAACTCAAACATTAACTCAAAGATTATGTAATGTATTAAAATCAAAATTAAGATATAACCAAACAGGATTAAATATTATCTCAAATACAATAGTTGATGAATTAAATCGTTATAGAACAAATGGTTATTTATCTACAAATAAAGTATGGGAAGAAGAAGATTGGGTAGTTGAGCAAACAACTATCATTAAAAAAGATACATTATTATCTTTGGGCTATAAATTCGTTATCATGCCTTTTTCATCATTAACCAATGAAGAAAAGAAAAAACATCAATTACCTAGAATTTATTTATTAATAGCTGATAGCTATGCTATTAGATTAATTAATATAGTTGGTGAAGTTTATTAAAGGAGGTAAGAACAATGACAAATAGATATAGTTTAGCTGATTATCAATTAATTCTTACTATTCCTGATGAAATTCCAACAAGTGTTATTTCTACTAGAAGTATTGCAATAGGTGGACCAGGTGAAAATGGTGAAGGTAGTTTTGTTGGAACAATCACAGTTTCAAGAAATACCGATGCTTGGAAAACAACAGGTGATGCTACTGGTTCTTGGGTTCATGAATTAAGTCTTGATAAAACTGGTATTTGTTCTGTTAACATTAATCAAATCTCAGATTTAGTAATTAGACTTACTCAATTATGTTCAATCTTTGAATCAATACAAGGAAATTATCCAGGTTTAACAATTACAATTAATAGTAATTCAAGTGAAGATGGTATGCCAATATGTATTTGTGAAGATTGTTATATAACTAAAATTCCAGATCAACAATTCCAAGCAGCATCTCAAACTCAAGAATGGCGCTTTACTTGTGGTAGAGTAATTATGTATCCATCAATTTAAAATTTAAATTGTTAATTTAAAAAAGAAAAAAGATATAAGTTTTTATATCTTTTTTTCTATTTATGATATTATAAAAAAAAGATATGTTATAATGAGTTAAAGGAGGATATTATTTAATATGCAATACAAAATAAAAAAGCTCAAAGATTATATAGATAACCCAGTTCCTGAAGAACCTAAATATGAAGATGAATATGATTTAGCTAGAGATTATATTGATAAAGGCAAAATATGGGCTGAAGAAAATTATAGTTCTTTAGATGATTTAATGACTAGTGATGAAGCGATTGATTTCTTAGTTGATAATAAAAAAATTAATTTTGATAAACTTTCAAATTTTTATTATACTGATGAAAATGAAGTTTTTACTAGGGAAGAATTATCTGATTATTTAGATTCATTTGGTTTGAAAAAATTAGATATTGAACATATCGTTGATTTGATTATTAGTCATAATACAAATGATTGTATTCATGATGCTAAAAGAGGTAGAAAACCTAAAAAGAAACCAAGCATTGATTTTGAGTATTTATTAACTGAAGAAAGAAAAGCTGTTCAAGATTATAAAAATGCAATCGCTATGACTGATGATAAAAATGCTATTTATGTATTAAGTCATATTTTAAAAGAAGAAGCACATCATATTGAATTGCTTGAGAATTTAAGAAAAGGTAAAGTTGTTTTTAGTGATTCAAAAGTAAAAGATTCATTAAGTGATGAACAATGGGATGAACTTGAACAAGCTATCATGGACATGAATACTCCTATGTATAGCGAAGTTTTACCAGAGCAAAATTTACTTGCAGGATTTGATGATATGCAATCTGCTTATAAAACAAATGATTTTATCATTATGAATTTTGATTATCAAACCGAAGTTATACATTCACCAACTTATGGTTGGTCAATTAAAATAAAGGAGTAATTTATGGCAATTGTTGGAATTAATACTGATAAAGAAAATCCACCATTTACAATAGCTGATTTTTTATTTTGGAGAAGAGAATATAAAAAATACATGGAGACTGATGAAGGTAAAGTAGCTTTTGACAATTTATATCCAATCGCTAATAATAAAATATTTTATTCAATATTTGGTAGTGATTGGAAATATGCTATGAGTTTATGTATTGCGCATTATTTATATATCATTGGTCAAAGCGAACAAAATCCAGGTGGATCTACATTAGGTAGTATTGCTGGTGGTGTTACTAAGGGGTTATTAACTAATGCAACAGTTGGTGGGTTTAGTAAATCGTTTGATTTAGATAAAAGTTTAGTTAATGGTTCTGAATATGTATGGTGGAACAAAAGTGCTTATGGTGCAGAATTAATTGCATTGTTAACAAGTAAAGGTGTTCCAAGTATAATGGTTATAACATCTGGACCTATACCAGGGTCAAATTAAAAAAAATAAATTAAAAGGAGAAAGAAAATGAAAAACAAAGTTTATTTTGAAGATGCAGAATTAAAAGTAGTTGATATTAAGAAAGGTTATGCAATTGTCTTAGAATCAAGATGGCATACTTATGGTTATAATGCTATTGTTGAAAGACATGAAATGACTTTATCAAATGCTAAAAAAGTTAAAAATGATTTAGAAAAAGAAGATAATTTAGAGTATTTAATTATTGATTGTAATGATGAAAAATATAAACCTATTGATAGTCCTATTTATGATGGTTCATCAAGATTTGAAAAATTAAAAAAACATGTTGAAACAGTTGAACCTGATGATTATGTTGAAAGGCGTATTGATTTTGCACATAATAGAGGTGATATTACTGATGAAGAATATGAACAATTATTAAATATTTTATGGGATAGATATGCCGATTTAATTATGTCTTTTAGTGATTCAGATGAAGATAATGATTTTGAAGAAAATTTTAAATCTTCTATTTCTTATGAAGATTTAAAAGAAAAACTTTTTAAACTAACATTTGATGATGTTATTTATCATTTAAATTCTTTATATATGACTGTTGAGCAAAATGGTATTGGTAATTATTTTTCTTTTGAAGAAACTCTTAAGTTATTTGATGAAATAGTTAACGAAGGATTAAAAGAAATTAAAGATTTAATTAATCAAACTAGACAAATAATTTTATCTGATAAAAATGAATATGAAAAAAGATTAAGGGCAGATATTAAAAGAAGAGATAAAAATAGGAGATAATTTATGATGAAATTAAATAATTTAAAAACTGCATTAAATAGCTTAAATAAACCTATCAAATATAAAAATGAAGATTTAGGAAAATCATTTAATTTTAGTTGCAAAGTCAAAGATAGCAAACTTTATATTACTGATAGAAACAAACAATATTCTTATGATTATTTAGATAAGAAAAAAGAATTGTTTGATTCTAAAAAATTAAATAATTTTAAAATTGAAGATGAAGTAATGGGTAAAATTAAAGCAGCATTAAAAAAAGACAATATTAAATGTGATAACATTGCTTGGGAAGATGACAATACTTTAGTTATTAATTTAAATGATGCTCCTCGTTCAAATCATTATATAACATTAGTAAAAAGAAAAAATGATTATGATGAATATATTATCAAAGAATATGTTAATGGTAAATTAATTGAAGATTTAAGTTATTATACTGATGATTGGGAAGATGCAGTTAATACATTAAATTTCATAGCAAGACAAAAAAATAAAAATGTAGAAAAATCTTCTAATGGTTATTTCATATTATTAGATAGTAAGAAAGTTAAAGATGTATCTACGACAAGAATTGAAAAAATTAAAATTAAAAATAAAGATACTTTTACTAACATGTTAAATAAACATAATGCAAAAGTTGTAAAAGAAAATGAACAATATTATTTTATATCAGGTGATGATAATACTATTGATATAATTAAAACTATCTTTAGTATAATTTAAATTGGAGATTAAAACATATGGAAAAACTACAAGATAAAGTAACAACAAAAGATTATATGGATAAGTTTTTTACCACAGTAGTTGAAGGCTGGTGGGGAAACTATGATACTATTGCTATTTGTAGTCCTAGTTTATTTTGTGGTGAAACAACTTTTTTATTAAAAAGGGAGGTTAAAGATTTATAATGGCTTACAAAAGATATATATGGGTTGATGAAGAAAGTCAACTTGATGCTTACCATTTAAATAATATTGAAGATGGAATTGAAGGTATTATTGATGGTGATTTAACCGTTGATAAAGCAAATAAAGATGGTGATGGTAATATTATTACTGGATCTTATGGTTCAAATATTAAGTTTAATTATAATCCAGCTAATGGTGTTATTACTTTAGAATTATTAGCAAAAGATGGTACTATCTTACAAACATCTTCAATAGATTTACCAACCGAATATTTAATTAAAGAAATTTATTTAGATGATACTAACAAAAACTTAGTATTTGTTTTATCGAATGATACTGAGATAAAATGTGATATAAGTGCTATTTATAATAAAATTGATACAAAAGTAAGTAAACTTAAACCATTAAATAAATGGGGAGTATACACTCAAACTGATAATGATGTAACTTTAATTCCTATTGATATTGGCAATACTGGTGGTGCATTAGTTCAAAGAAACAATGAAGGTAGAATCAAAATCTCAAAAGGTGTAGAAAATGATGATGCTGTTAATGTCGAACAATTAAATGGCAAGGTTGATAAAATTGCTTATACTGGTGGAAATTGGAAAGCATATACAATCGGAAATGCTGATGGTTTTTTACCTTTATCAAGTGAAGCTTTAGCTAATGCTATCGTTACTTATGATGGTCAAGGTAAAATCATTACAAACGATCCAGTTAATAATAAAGATGCTTTAAATCTTGGTTTTGGTGATAATAGATATTTAAAACAAAATTTGAATGATTTTATATTGAAATATGATAATACGACTCAAATCCATTTAGGCTTTGAAGCTGGCAATCCAACGATTGCTTTAATTAGAAATAATAATTATGCAAACTTTTATGTAAACCAAATATTAAGACAAGCAGGTAATAATTTTTATCAACATATTTTTCCTGCAAAGAGTGGGACATTCGCTTTAACAAGTGATTTAGCTAATTATACTCCAATTAGTGAAACAAACGATATTAAAGCATTAATTCCAGCACAAGCGAATAAAGATAATCAATTAGCTGATAAAAACTTTGTTAACTCAAGTATTAACTCAAGTGCTGCATATTTTATTGGTTCATTTGTTACTTATGCAGATTTATTAAAATGGCAAAATGACAATCCTACAAAAGCAACAAATAATGATTATGCTTATGTTGAACAAGATGAAACTCATAACAATGAAGGCTGGAGATATATCTATGTTAAGACTGATGAAGAAACAGTTGGCACATGGAAACCACAATTTAAAGTCAATGATACTCCATTTACCGCTGCACAATTAGCAGCTATTAATAGTAATATTACAAGTGATAAAGTCACAACTTTTGATAATCATGTTGCCAATAAAGAGAATCCACATGGTGTTACAAAAGAACAAGTTGGTTTAGGCAATGTTGATAACACAAGTGATTTAGATAAACCAATCTCAAATGCTACAAGTACTGCTTTAGAGAATTTAACTAAAGTAATGCCTACAGATATTAATGTAGATAGTGATGGTAATTTGATATTAGAACATGATGGTACTGAAATAACCGGGCAAAAGAAACAAGTTGTTTTACCACCTTTTTCTAAAGAAGGTAGTTCTACTTTTACTCTTGATGATATATTAAAATTAAATATGCTGAAAATTAGCAATTTCATTAATTTTAATGATAATGTAATATTAATGTTGCAATATTCTACTTTTAAAATTAGAATACCTCACACTTCAGGTAACATTACTTATACTGATTATGATTTTAAGTTAAGAGATGATAATGGTGGCACAGTTGCATTGACAGATGATATAGATTCAGCAATTGAGAATAATTTACCTTATGGTACAAATGCTGATATAGATGCTATATTTTAGAAAGGAGAGATAAACATGGCTTATACATTAACTTTTTCAAATTGCTATCTATTTGTTAATAAATCTTTAGTCGATAGTCCATATACATTAAAAGATGGTGATGTGATTACTATTGAATCTGGAGCAGGAACTAAAATTAATAATAATACTTATTCTAATAATGTGACATTAAATTTAGCTAATCAAAATATAGTAGTCGTTGGTCAATCAAGTGGAAGTGGAAGTGGAAGTGATACAATCAATATTACGATTAACTTTTCAGAATCATTAAAAATTGTCTCAACACAAATGTTGTCTTATTTTAAAGATAAATTATTTCAACAAAAAGTTTGGACATTTCCTAATTATATTACTTTTCAATTTGGTCATTATACTGAACTTGCTGATGTGACTTTAAATTTTCCACACCCAATACAAAGTGGTCATAATGACTTTACTGTCGCAGTTAACGAAGATACTCTTCGACTTAATCCACGCAAAATACAAACTCTTTATGCATATAATGATACAATGCTGCGATTTAGTTATTTTGATAAAGATTTATCAGAATATTATGGTGATTTTCGTGGAATATCATTAATGGGTGAATCAATCGCTTCGACATACTATATGGGAAAAATTAATTTTGAAAATGAGGATTATCTTTCACAAATATATAATTATGATCCTGATATTCTTGATTATACTTTCAAATTCGTTCAAAAAGATAAAAGAAACAATACTTCTTACATTATTAAATTTCCTGCTAAAAAAAGTGGAACAGTATTACTTGAAAAAGAAGGTGTAACTTATTTTACAAGTGAAAATTTAGCATCTAATGATTTGATTGATTTAATGTTTAATTAAAAGGAGAGATAGATTATGGCATTTAAACTTAATTTTAGTGGCTTTACAAATAATGAATTATATTACACACCAGATCCAGACTCAAGTCAAGATTGGGTATTGGCAGTTAACGGTCAAGATTTAGGTGAAAATTGTTTAATCTCACCTATTTCAGGAGTTCAATCTTTTGGAAATCGTAAAGTGATAATCAACAATGTTGAGTATACTCTTACTTCAGATTCATTCGATATCACATTAAAAGATTGTAATGTGAATATAGTTTTAGGTGATTTAGATACTTCTTCTGAAGCAAGTTCACCTAGTCAATCTTATTTTCAAGTTTATTTTTCTTACACTGATACATCTAAACTTATTATTGGATTTGATGGTTTAAAACATTTCAAAGAAAAACAAGATACTTTTAATGAAGGAAAGTTTGAGCAAAAAACCATTTTAAGCAATGTTTTACCAACCGACAATATTTTATTAGACTTACACAATTATCAATTAGAATCACCTATTACAAGTGATTTTAGCTTTATAATGCCAACTGATGCAAGTGATGAATACTTAAGTGAAATATCATTTACAACAGGATCGACATTAGTAGCATTTACAACAACAAGTACAATAACATTTACTGGAGAAGATTGTTCTAATACTCATACTTTTGTTCCTGACACAAACAAGCATTATTCAATAATCTTTTGGAAGGACAAAGGCGGATTCCAAGCAGTAGTAAGGGGTTATTAGGATGAATAAAAAGTTAAAGAGAAAACAAGCACTGATAATGAGTGAGCCATATAGAACGCCATTTAATAGCGAAGTAGCAAAAGTAAATGGTGATGTAATAGAAGATAGCGTAGGTGAAATAAAATATGCTACTTCTTTTAATGGTGCAACAAAAATTGAGGATGCAAATGCTAACAAAATAAGGATTGAAGATGGAACATACTATATTGGCAAGAGCGTTAATTTATTGAATATTCCTGATAAAGAAGAAACAACGACTAATGGAATTACATACTCAATCAAAGATGGTATTATAACAATTAATGGTACAACTGATGGTACTTATTCAATTATTCATTATCAAAATATACAAAATTTATTAGAAGATGGTGCTACTTATTCATTTAATGATATATCAAATAACGATTATTTTTATATGCAAATTGATTTAATTAAAATAGATGGGACAGCTCAATTTTTAACTAAAAAGGATAGCTTTACTTGGAATACAAGTGTTTATTCAAAATGTGATTTAAAAATTCAAAGTAATAATGTAGCAACAACTTTTGATAACTTAGAAATCAAACCAATATTAGTAAGTGGTAGTACGATACCAACCAAATATTATAGTGGTTCATACGGCATAAAGGTAGATATTGCTGATGGGGTAGTAACTTGTAATGGTAATACAACTGAACTAACATTTTATAGTCTTGTTGATGGATTATCAGGGCGATATTATTCAATGAGTTGTTTTAATAATGCTAGCAGTGATGACTTACAAATATTATATGGTGTTAATGGTGTGGCTTGGAATGCTATACCTTTAGGAACTGCTAACGCAAGTAGAAGTATTGATTTTTTAGAAAATCAAACAAACATTTCATTTACTATTAGAGTAAATCCAAATACAGAATTAGATAATGCAATAATTAAACCAATGTTAGTTTTAGGTAGCACTGCACCGACTAGTTTTGAACCTAACTTTAAGAATTTGCTTGAAATAGGAGATTTAAGTGAAAGGACAAAAGATGGTTTAACATATTATTATAAAAATGGCATGATAGTTGTAAATGGAACATCTAATGGTGGCTATACACATATTTATGATAATTCATTAGGTGCTGAAAATTTTGAAGATGGTGCTACTTATTCATTTAATGATATATCTAACGATAACAATTTATATTTACAATTTTCTTTAGCAAAAAAAGATGGCACAACTCAATATTTAACTAAGAAAAATAGCTTTGTTTGGGATTCAAATATTTATTCGATTTGTTATATCGCAGTACAAACAGCACCAACTATAACTACATTTAATAATATTGTTATTAAACCAACATTTGTCAAATCCTCGGTAATACCAAGCCAATTTATACCATTTGCAAATCCATACTTTGTAAGTTTAGGGCAAAATGGAATTGTGCAATACAACGGACTTGAGCCACGAGAGATAGATTTAAAAGGTAATGTAATAAGCAAGATAAATAATCAAGCAAGCGACAAGTTAAGCAATTATGCGCTAACTAAGAACACTAAGGTTGTTGACTTGGGTAGTTTTAATTGGAGTGATAGCAATACTCAAACTAGTGGAATAATTAGATGGGCAAGTAATCAATTAGCAAGCGATATTTTACATCCTAATGCAACAAATATTGCACCAAATTTATTATGTACTAGATATGATACAATTACAGCCGACCAAACATTTACTAAAATAAAAGGTATTACTTTAGACCAATTTGGCAATTTAATCATTTACGACCCAGCCTATAACACTTCAGACAAATTAGAAGAATTCAAAAAGGCTATTAGAGGCACTTTATTGATGTATCAAACTAAAAATCCAACAACGATTAATACGACTTCATTTAAGACTTTTAAAGAAGATACAAACGCTACTATAAGTGATGATAATTTTACTTCATCACCAAATGCTATTACCGAAACTTTTAAACCTACTAGAAGTTATGATTTTAAGGTTAACGGATTTTCTAATTTGATTAAGTCTAGTAATTTGTTTTTCTTACCTAATATTGCAAGCACTACATTATTAGGCTTAACTTATAATGCAAGTAATCAAAAAATGACTGTTAGTGGAACATCTACTCAACAATATATTGTATTTTATAGTAAAGATATGACTGATAAAATGGTTGTTGGTAAAACTTATGTTTTACAATGTAGTAGCAATAGTTTATCTTTAATATTACAAGCATCCATTAAAAAGACTGATGGAACTTATGAATATTTTGTAAGCTATGACAATCCTAAATTTACATGGGCTAGTGATTATGAAAGTGTACAGATTTCAGTTCAAGATTCCTCACCTTCAGGCACCACCGTAAATTTATCGAATGTAACATTTGGCTTATACGAAACGGACAATGTATCAATTCCATACGAACCATATTTTGACCCTTACATTGAGAGCTTTGCCGATAAGAAAAATTTGCTTGAATTACATGATACTAAAGGCACAATTGCAGGGGTAACTTATAGCATAAAAAATGGTGTCGTTGCTTTAAATGGCACACCGACAGGCATAACTAGTGAAACATGGTTGTGGTTTGATTTTGTCAAGACTTTAAACGGATCATATTCTTTTAACTCATTTATACCTGAAGAAGTTAGTTTTGTAAATGGTATGAGAATTATTTTATATGATAAAAAAAGTGAGATTAATTTTATATCATTAGCAGATGGGGAAAAAAGTGCAACTAAAACAATTAGTAATTATGAATGTAAAAAAATTGGTTTTTCAATTTACCCTAAACAAGTATTCAAAAATTTGGTTTTCAAACTTATGTTTGTTGAAGGAAATAAAATACCTACAACATTCTTACCATATCAAGATAAATACTCGGCTTTCTTGAATGTTAAAGGGAAGAATTTGTTTGATAATGTAAATACTCCTATAATTTTTGTAACATTTAGTGGCTCAAATCAAATTGTGTATAGATATGCAGGTAATGTTTCGAAAGTAATTTATTTAAAAAAAGGAAAATACACTTTTAAAAGTGATAAAAATATGATTATAGGAAAAGTTATAAATTGGACTGGTGATTTAGGCTCAAAGGTTGGTGAAGTTGTTAAGGGTTTTAGTGCTACAATAGAACTTGAAAAAGATATGTATGTGTTAATAACTAATAATTATCGATATGAATATAACCTATTATTTGAGACATTAATTGTAGTTGAAGGTGATCAAATACCAGAATACGAACCATACTACTCTTTCACTAAAGAAGTATTAATTAAACAACCTTTACGAAAGTTTGACTATCTTACCTATGAAGGGGTTTATCGACAAACTAATGAGATTGTACTGGATGGAACGAATAATTTGTTTATGAGTGATAATGGTACAATTCAAGTGCTTAATATTCCAAATGTTGATTCATTAAATACCGATTATGCTATTAACTATGCAAGTCAACTTATGGTCACTACAAGTGATTTACCACTAGTTCCATGCCGTGATATACAAGTCGATGCAAAAAAAGGAATAGGAACAAACAATGGTGTTATCTATATCAAACTAGATGACTCCACCGACAACTCACTTAATAATTGGACAGTTGAAAAAGTCAACAACTATTTCAAGCAAAATCCAATTACTATTACTTACAAAACAGTTGACCAAACTTTTGAAGCAACATCTTTAACTAGATTACTTCTCAAAAATGGCTACAATAAAATTACACCTTACGATTCTATTAATAATAATGCAATCGTTGAGTATTTAGAGTATTATAAAAGCAAAGGAGATTAATTTATGAATCCTTGTATAGGAATAGTTAGTTATTTGCCTGATAATGAGTTTAGAGAAAAACGATTTAATAATTGTAAAAAGTTGCTATCTCAACTCAATTCTATATTTAACATACAAATTATCATTATTGAACAAAACTATCGTGATTTGACTTTAAATGAGACAAATTTAATAGAATATAAATTCGATAAAAAATTAGGTATTGCAAAAGCTAGAAGAATACTTAGACAAAAATTTTTAGAAAGTGATTTTGATTATATTATTTTATTTGATGATGATGGTTATGTTGAAGGTAGTTATGAAGAAGGACAAGACTTTTTAAAACAATTATATCGACATCCTAATACTTTCTTTTCTCAAAAAAATGCTTTATTTTGTGGAATGTGCATATCAAGAAAATTATTTGAAATTGTTGATATACCTAATTTAGAAGCTGAAAAGAATGAAGGTTATGAAGATAATGCTTTCTTTACTATTATTAATCGTGTATGTTGGGTAAGAGATAAAGTAATAGAAACAAACTTAAAATTTACACATTCATTTTCTTTGTCAACATGGATGAGTTATGATATTTGCAAAGATAGTAAATTAAGATGTGAAAATACTGAAAAGTATGTTCAAAATGAATTAAAGAAATTTGATAAACTACCAATGTTATTTGATTAAATATTTATATTATAATGTTAAAGAAAGGAGTTTAAATTATGGATTTACAATTTAATGTAGAAGACAAATTATTAAAAAGAACTGATACAAACAAAATTAAACCTAGAGCTGCAGATGTAGTTGCTAATTTTACCTTTGATGAAATTTGGTCTACTTATGATACTAAAAAAGTAATTGTACAAGATAGAGATGATACTTATATTAAAACTATTGATAGTACAAATACATGTGATATTGATCCTAAATTTATTGATCTATTTGGTTTTACAATTCAAATTATAGGTTATATAAATAACGAAGAAGTCAATAGAACTTATCCATTATACATGGTAGTTTCATACCCTGCAAAATCAATAAGTAGTGAAATTACACAAGCAAATGCAAAAGATTTAGGTGGTATAAGAGCAGAAACAAAAACATCAATTGACAATACTGAAGTAAAGATTGATGCAAGTACTGGGAAACTTTATGTTCATACAGCAGGTGCATATACATTACCACAAGCAAGCGAAACAAAATTAGGTGGTATAAAAGCTAGTGAAAAAGATACTGATTACACTGAAGAAGTAAAAATTGATACTGCAAGTGGTAAATTATTTACTAAAGCAATCGGAAACAATAAAACATTCGAAGAATTAGTTAAAGTTACACCAACGGATATAAATGTTGATTCAACAGGTGCGATAATACTTGAGCATGATGGTGTAGAAATATCTAATCAAAAGAAAGCATTAAAATTTAAAACACTATTTGGAGATATGACTTTATATGGTGATGGCAATATAGATTTATATCGACATTTTATTACTTTAAATGATGAAATTTATTTAGAGTACATTAGTTCAAGTAATTTAGTTGCTGATAGTTTACAAGATTTAACAACATTAACAAAAGCAAAAAACGGCACTAAAATAAGAATTAGTGAAAATAATTATATAGAATATACCACTGTTTGGAAATTCAAAGATGGAACTTTAATAACTAAAGTTGATGACACACCAACAGCTATTTAAAAGGAGATAAAAAAATATGAAATTAAAAAATTATTATGTAAGAAATGGTAGATATCAACCATATAAAAATTTAAAAGCAAAAGAATGTGCTAATATTAAAATATATAATGGTTTAAACAGTGTATTTTTTGATGATACTAAAAATACATATCAATTAAAAGAAGAAGATTTAAATAATTTAAGATCCTTTATAAACACATGTACTTTTGGCTTAAACTCCACAGATATTGTAATTATAAAAATATTTAATGAAAATTATTTTGTAAATTTTCCTATGTGGTCTTCCAATTTAAAAGATATTATTTCATTAGTTTTATCAGGTGGAAGCTTTATGAATTTAAAGGCTTTTTTTCCGGGTATAACAACATTTGATGTTAATAGATTAAAATATTCTCCAATTTTTATTACAATAGATAATACTGGTTTAATAACAAGATGGTCTTTTGATGATTTTTATAAAAGTTATCAAAGTGAATAATAACTATTTACAATTCAAAAAAAATATAGTATAATTTATATAGTAAGTTTGAAAAAGTAGTATGCTTTAAAATGAATGTTGTAATCGCAAGTTCAATATTCTAAAAAAGACTTATGGAATTTCGAACTTATAGTAGCTACGGAGAAGATATCGGTTGCAAACGATATCTTTTTTTATTAATTAAAAGAGGCTCTTATGAACCTCTTTTTAACTTATACCATAATATGCTAATGCTACTCTTAAACAAGCACATAGACCATCTTTATCGCTTCTATACTTGATGTCGTTAGTGTCTTTTGTTTTTGCAAATTTAAACTTTTCAATATCATTAATTGTTTGTTTGCAATGATTATCTATTAATAATGATTCGTTATAAAATGCCATGTCTAATGATTGTACACTTTTTTCAAAATCTTCTATCTCATATCGTTCAATAGTCAAATTGCAATGATATAGTCCATTCATTGCAGGTGTACTAGAACAATCAATAATGACTGTTTCATTAGGTATTTTTTCTTTTATCATACTAATGCCTTCAGATAAACTAGCTTTAAATACATCTTCTTGTAAAACAACAATTGATGTTTTTTCACCATAATGTATTCCTATTTTTACAATTTTCCAAATATCTCCTTCTTTATTAAAGAAAATAGTTGAAAAATCAATAGATGGAATATCTTTAATAATATTATTAGCCGAGAAAGATTTTCCATAAACCATGTATTTTTTATCCATAAAGACAAAAGCTATTAATTGAGAAAATGAATCATCTAAATCATCATGATCAACAAATGGAAATGAAATTAATCGTTTTCTCAAGTTTTCCATATTAGTTGATAATCTCCAAGTATCAGTAAATCTATCATAAATAGTTCGTACAAATCTAACATTCCGTATATAGTTAGTAGCTGATTCTAATCTTTGAGTTTTACTATTAGTTCCTGGGGAATAAACTTGTATACCAGGTACAATATCTTGTAATTGTTGAATAATAGGTGCTCCGTTAGCTTTATCTTCAATTACTTGTAATGAACCAGGATAAAGATTATCGATTGATTGTACATAATCTAAAGATGCTGTGTAAGACATTTTCTTTTCTAAAGCATCAACAATATATAAAACAGCACCATATTTATAAGCTAATATTGAACCAAGATTATCAGATTTCTCTTTATCTTTAACAGGAAAGTCATGACTTGCATAAATTGTATCAACTGCATAAGTATCAATTAAACCAGTTGAGATGTCAAACCCATCTGCTTCTGACCCATCAACTTCAATAATCATGTTTTCTTTAACGATTGTTCTATCACTTGCAATAGGTTTTTGTAAATATTGAGTTTGAAATATTGTTTCACCAACTTGGTTTCTTAAAGATTTATAATCTCCAAATCTTTCTTTCCATAGAGAATCACCTTTAGAAAACTTATGAATTTTACCACTAATAGGAAACACGATATAAGTATCTTTTTCAAAAATCGCCGGTAATGTAATAAAAATATATTCATCTCTTAATTTAGGTTTATCTAAAATATGACCAGTAATATCATTAGGAGCTAATCTTTGTTGAATATTAAATATAACACCAGTATCAACATTGTTAATTCTTGAAGGCATAGTGTTTTCAAAATAAGCCCATGCATTATCCATTTCTTCTTTATCTTTTCTAGCTACTTCTGCATTTGTTAAATCATCATTAACAATAATATCAGCACCATAACCAGTAAAAGCATTTCTATTGATTGAGTATAACTCACCACCACGAGAATCAGTTAATTGTGAGTTTGTATTAGCAATTAACTCAATCTCAGGAAAAAAGAATTTAAATTCAGATGAGTTAATAATGTTTTTTCTACCAGTATTCATTTTCTTAGCTAAATCATCTCTATGTGAAATAGAAGCAACTTTTAAAGGTAGATTGATCCATACCCATACACCAAGCATAATATTGAATATAATTGATTTTGAATGTCTTGGTGGAATGTTTAAATTAAGATTTCTTTTGTTTTCTTTTCTAATATCAATAACAATTATATTATCGGATTTTGGTAATTCTATTGTTTTAACTGGTTTATAACCAAACCAACCTCGACACATGTATTGTGCAACTTCACAATAATATTCAATTAAAATACCATCAATAAAAGGAGCAGGATCAGCACAATGCCAAAAAGCTTTTACAAATTCGTAAAAGCTTTTTTTATATAAAACTCTGTATAATTGTCTTTGAATCTCATTCATAATTAGCTAATTTTATTATTAGATGTTTCATCACCAATACCTAAAGCAATGAATGTATTAGTAACAATATAATCAACAAATTTTGATGGTTCATCTTGTTTATTATAGATTTCAAGTAAAGATGTTAATACATTATATCTTTCTTTTGTCTTTTCTAAATCTTTCTTTTCTTGTTCAATAGAGTCTTTAATACCATTAATAAAATCTTTAAAATATTCTTTATTTTCAGATTTTTCTAATGTATCAACTAAGTTAGTTTGTTGTTCAATTACTTTACCATAATTAGAAATAGCTTCTTCAATATTTCCTTTTAATTCAAATAATTTATAAATTCTTGATTCTTGCATTTTTCTCTCCTTATTTTATAAATTCATTTATTTTATCGCATATTCTATTTACATAATAATTATAATCAATCTTATCTTTTAAATAGTTATATGCCTCTTTTGTAGTTATATCATCATTGTAAATCAATATATTTGCAGGTAAATCAGATATTAATTGTTTTTTATTTTTTGAACACTTATAGACTTTTCCATATTCTTCATCTGAGTTATAAGCAAAACCTCTATCTATACCATGTAATTTAATTGTTTTTGTTTCTAAATTATGAATATTAAATACTTCATAAATTGTATAATCAAAAGTTCCTTTTTTTAATGGATATTGAAACAATAATAAGTTTTCTTTATTTTGATTAACAAAGTCATGTGGTTCAATATCATTTAATAAAAAATTAATAATTCCTTGTGCTATGATTGGTGGTTCAGTACAACCAAATAAATCTTTTGAACCATACGCTTTATCGGAAACATCATAGTTTTTAACTGATTTTCCTTTAAATACAATTTCATCATTTTCATCCTTGCAAATATAATTGTTAACATCTTTTTGATAAACATCATATAAAATCTCTTTTTTTACTGAGAATTTAGTTCTTTTACTCCATTCATCAACAATATCACAAATTTTCATAAAATCTTTATCCCAGTTTTTTAACTCTAACATTAAACCATCAGTGTTTGTTTGTGCTAATGTTAAATCGATTTTAGAATCTTGTAATTTCTCTAATAAGTCAAATATAAATAATTGACCTGTAATTGACATTAACGAATATTTTTGTGGATCATAGAAATCAGTATATTGATTGTTCATTCCACCACCAACAGCTAATAATATCTTTTTATAGACAGCTCTTTTTCGTGGATTAGTTTTCTTTAATTTTAATTGTTCTTCAAACATTTGTTTATATAATGCTTTACCTTTTTCATCTATTGAGCGAGGCAATAAATCATAATAAATCATTATTGAGTTATAAAATCCTTCAACATCTATATATAGAAGTTTTGGAAAATAAGATTTTTTTTCAGCTGAGTGGCTTCCACCACCACTTATTTTAATATCACTACCACATATTTTAATTTCTAAAGAATAACCTTTTCTAAAAGATTCATTTAAATAAAAGTTTTTTAAACCTTCATTTTTAATTTTTAAAGTATTATATAATACTGGGCTTATTTTTTGATATTCAATACCTGTTATTTTTTTTGCACCTAATACTTTTGCTGCGAGTTGACCTTCAGTTAATTTTAAACTTGAGACTAAATCTAAATTAAATTCTTTTATAATATCAATTCTTAAAGAAAATTGATTGTAAAATTTCATAAAATTATAATAAGTTTGATTCAAATCATCCATATTATAATTTTCAGTTAATTTTTTTTCTTTTTCAGTTAATTCTCTATCTAAATTGAAATTAACATCAGTTGTATGAATGTTTTTACCACATATTAATTCAGTTAATTTTAAAGATAAATATTGATTTTCAGTTAAATCATAACTAATTAATTTAAAATTTTTATCTCTTTCAACATATTTTTTATCAATAATTTTTTTACTTGTTAAATATGGATTTTTATCATTAATAATTGTTTCTAAAATTAAATCATCATAATGATAGTTATTCCAACCGATAAACATGTCATTAATATGTTCGTTATAAAAATCTTTTATTTCATCTAAATCCCAAGTTTGAAAATTTGTAATCTTTTTATTGTCAATTATTTTGCAACCAAGTAATGTGTCATGTTTAAATACTTCAAAATCATATATAATAAATTTCATTTAACTTCTCCTAATATTCTATCATATATATAATTATAATATCTAAAATTTCCATAATTCCATTTATATATATGTTTATAATCTTTTTTCTTAAAATATGGTGATGATTCAAACAATTCTTTTATTAATTCTTTATCTTGAGTAACATGATCAAATATATAAGAAATGATAGCAAAGTCTGTTTCACTTTCATTACCACCACTTCCACTAGGTATTGAAAACCATTTATTTTGGAAACTAAGATTTGTAAAATATTCATATTTAATTAAATTACTAGCTTGTTCAAATGTAATATTTGCTTTATATTCTTTATTTTCAACCACTTTACGAGTGATTTTAGGTCTAACCATATATTTATTCAAAAACTCTATAATCGTGCTTGAGATAGTCTTATTTTGATTAATAGGATTATCTTTTATGGTTTGACCAGTTAATGTTACATAACGATATGAATTAGATGGCTGATAATATTCAATTTTTACTTTTTCATTTTTTATATAATAAATAGAAGAATAATCTTCTATTACATTTGCACTAAATAAAATTCTTAAACCTGTTCCACTAAAGCTAAATTCACAATAACAATCTTTAAACATTTCTAATAAATCTTTTGCTCTAACATCTGCTGATGATAAATCAAAAGGCTTTAAAAAACATTTATCGACATCAATTGCACAAATATTACTTGCTTGAATTGATATACCTATACCTGCATATTGATTTAAGTTATCACAAGATAATAATGTTTCTAAATCTACAAAATCATTTAAATTGTTTGGTCGACACATGATATTTTGATAAGTAAAAGGTTTTTTATCCTTGTCAACCAAACAATATTTTAAGTCATAAGATATAAGATTAATATTAGAAGTAATTTTATCAATTGTTTCTAATATATCTTTCATAATATTATACTGCTAAACCGATAGCTGCTGCTCTTTTCCAAGAAATTGGATTGTTGAAAGTATTTGACTTTCCATCTTTTTCACTTGTTGAAACTTGAATATAAATTCTCATTCCAATTAAGCAATCTAAAGCATCACATAATAATAATGAGTTAGTAAAGTATTCTTTACCTAATAATGGTTGTTGAGTTGCTGAATCTTCAAATTTTAACATATCTGAAACAAATCTTTGAACACTTTTTGTATCAGTTAAAACATAGTTTTTCCAAATATGTTTATTTTTTGTTCCTTTAATTTCAACAATATTAACATTTAAATTTTCATCTTTTTCTGCATTACAACCATCTTCAACAACTACAAATTCCATAGAAACCATAGGACTTCCATCTTTTTTTGTTTTTGTTAATTTTGCGGATAGTACTTCACTTAAATAATAACCATCAGGTAATGATGTACTATTACCATTAGAATCAGCATCAATTTTTTCAAGGTCAGTATCTTTTAATACTTGATCTAATACATCAAAAATTTCTTCATCTTCACCGAACATCTTGTTATTTCTCCTTATTTGTTATTTCTTTGTGCTGCTAACTTTGCTTTAATAGCAGCAATTTTTTCAGCTTGAGTTAATACTCTATTTTCACTTGGTTGAGATGTTGTAGTTGGAGTAGGTACTGGAGCTGGTGCAGGTGTAGGTTTTACTACTTCTACTTTTGGTTGAGCTTTTGGTTCTTCAACTTTTACTTCAACTTCAACTTTAGGTGTTTCTACTTTAACTTCTTCAACTTTAGGTCCTTCTACTTTAGGTGCTACCATTTTAGGTTGAACTTCTACTTTAGGTTTAGCAACAACTTTAGTAGGTGTTGGTTTAACTTCAAATTGTTTAATTGTTTCTACTTGTTGAGTAGGTAAATCTAAACCAATTACTGAAGTAAATGTGTTCCAATCTAAATCAATGTCATCAGGTGTATTAGCTTCATCTAATCCTCTTGCAATACCAAATTCATTTTCCTTAGGTATAATTGAAAGATATCTTTTCTTAATTAATTTACCATCTTCATTTTCTTCAGCTTGAGTAAATGCTCTTAAGAAATATCTTACACGACCCTCAATCATATCCCATACTTTATCAGGGATTCTTTGAGATGGAACATATTTAGTAAAATCAACTCCTCTTCTATCTTTTTGTACAATAGCAATACCATGTGCAATTAAGATAATGTTTTTATCCATACCTAACAATTTTGAGATTTCATTAAAGAAATCATTTCTTGTTGTGTCATAACCTTGACCATAACCTTGCTTAGAAATATGTTCAAGTTTATTTCTCTTACAATATTCTTGTTCACACCATTTAAATAAATCTTCTACTAAGTCTATTACAATTGTATCAGCCCAATCAGGGATTTGTTTAAACGCCGCTTTTGCTTCATCCCAACCAAAGACTTGTGTATGGTTTTTATCAGGTAAATCTAACCATTCAAAGTTTCCATCAGTTGTAATAAAGAAAGGGTTTGGAGCTTTACTAGCAAATGTTGATTTGCCAACTCCTGGTTCGGCATATAATACCATTTTTACATGTTTTTTCATAATCTTTTATTTTCTCCTTAATTTGTTTCTTTAATTTTAAAACAGCCATTTACGAGGTGTTCTTGTATGTTTTCTAATGAAACATCTTGATAACATACGATTAATTCATTAATTGCATTTTGCACTGCTACTAATGAATATTTGTTTTGAAAGTTATCAATCCAATATTTAATTGCTACTGGAGTGATTCTAATCTTTCTTTTTGATGTATTTAAATCAAATAATTCATTTACATCATGCATAACTTTTCGATTATATCCAACTTTTTGTACGATAATATAATCATCTTTTAAAGTTAATAAATAATTCTTATCGATATAATCTAGTTCTTCTTGTTCAAGTGGTTTAACATTTTTCATCTTCCTTAATTATCTCTCCTTTCATTAATTCTTCGTTCTCTTTTTGTTTAAAATATGTTGATACATAAAGATTATATAAATCATTATCTATAACATATCCACTTGTTGTAACATACGCTAACAATTCTTCTCTATTAAAGACATTAATATTTTCTTTTTCTAAAAACTCATTTGTTAATTCTAAGAAATCTTTATAATGATTTAAAATCTTTTTTGTAAAATCAATCGTTTGCATATCTAATTCATTGCAATCTCTATCATTTCTAAACTCTTCTAATGAGTTATCCCATATTAAATCTCTAATTTTATAAAGTTTATATGCTTCAGGTGTATGATAGAAAATATCATAATAATCTGACTTTCCATACATATTAATTGCATTTGAGTAATTAATAAAGTACATCTTATTGTCAACAATAGTTTGTGCTGTATCGGCTTCTAATCTTAAGTTTTCGATATATTTGTTAAGCAAGTTCATATCAATATCTCTTGACCTAAACATGTGAGAACTAATATAATTTGCTTCGTTTAATTCATATTCAAATTTTAATCTATTTAAGAAATCAATTTCATTTTCGTTATTTTTTTGTCTAATTGCTGCTTTTCTTAAATTGATAATTCCAACTCCAACAATAGGTTCTTCAGGAAATTTTTTAAATAATAAATATTCATATCTATAAATTTGGTCTAAATACTTATCCCATTCTGGAACGGTAGAAGATGTTTTATAATCGATAATAATAAACCCTTTATTAGTTAATAATAATAAGTCTATTATTCCAACAAAATTATATCCTCCCTCATATCTTTTAGATGGTAAAACTTCTTCTAAAGCAAGTTCATGTATTTCATCTAAAATCTCTAATTTTTCACCTGTCTCTGGATCAGTTAATATTTCATTAAAAAGACTATCTTTTTGTTTTAAATATCCATGAACCATAGCTTCGGCTAATAACTGCTCTTTGGTATAATTATCTTTAGTTCTAAAGTCTTTATTCCAATATTCAGTTAAATCTTCAGTGTTATGCTCAATACCCCAGTGAACGGCACTACCTAATGCAAAAGATGATTTTGGTTGCTTTAAGCTAATGCCTTGTTCATAATTTAAATAATAGGACATTGGACATGTCATAATAGTATTTAATTTACTATGACTTAAATTAATCATCTTTGTTATCTCTCCTTTGTGATTTTATATTATCACTATTTTATCTAAATGTAAATAGTTTTTTAATAATTATTTATAAATTTCTTTTGGAAAATTATAAAGTGTAATTTTACCATCTTTAAAATCCAAATATTTATCTTGTTTAACAATATCTTCAATAAGTTTTGATTTATTAAAATTATTATTAGAATCATAATATCTTAGATTAAAATGTGGATTTTTTGGTTCAGTTAATAATTGTGAGATTTCATATTTTGAAACATCACCTTTTTTCTTAATAGTATCTTTTATTAATTTTGTATATTGTGCAAACTCTTTTTTATAAGGTAAAGTATCTTTTGCTAAATGACAACCAGTTACAACATCAAAATTTTCTTTATATTTTATAGAAATATTTGAAGGCATTTGCTTACCAAAATATTTTTTATTAAGATAATCTATTGAATCAAAAGTGAATTTTGGTGCTTTATTTGGTTTAGAGTAATATTCATCAGCTGGAACGGATAATCTAACACTTTTAAATTCCATTACTTTATTTCCGTTTCTATCAAAATAAGTTGGATAACCATTAGTTAATGTTGGTAAACATATTAAAACACTATCTTGTTCAAATTTATCACATAAATTAATTGCAATATTAAAAAAATCTTGTTCACTCATTCTATTTTTGTCATAAGGAAAAGCTATTGATATTTCTTCTACTTGAACAGTATCACCATCTTGTTTTTCTTCAGGATAACCACCTAACATTTTTCTATAACCAAGACCAATACCAGCAACATATTTTTCTAATTCTTCAGTATATTTTTTATTATATAATTCTGAATTTTCATGCCTACTTGCTGATATAATAGCAAAACCATTTTTATAATATGTCATTAATCTTGAGAACTCACTCGATCCATCATTAATTAAAAACATATTACTATCATTTAAATAAATGTATTTTAATCCATTTTTGATTGTTGGTTTTATCTTATTTATTTTTGAAATTTTATAATCCATTATTTTTTCTCCTTTCTATAAAAAATTATACCTTATAACTAATTAAATGTAAATAGTTTTTTAAAATAAAAAGCACTATTTAATAAATAGTACTTTTTATTGCAAATTGAAAAAATAACAGATAATGATAGGTATTTTCTACCTACTTTTATTATAAAATAAAATAAAATAAATGTAAATAAAAAAACTAGAATAAACTAGTCTTTTATTTGTATTCAATAGTTGCATATCTAAATTCACTTGATGCAAAGATGATTTGACCAAATTTAACAACTTGATCTCCATTGTTTAACATTTCATATAAATTATCAAATGTTTCTTGAGATTCAACATCTATAATACATAATGGTCTCCTTTTATTCTTTACATAAATTTTCATAACTATTTTTTGCATAATTTAAATTTCCTTTCCATTTTCTAATAATCTTCCATCTTTTGTCTTAGTAATAATTCCTTGCTTTACTTTAGAAAAAAATTCAATTTTAGATGTTTGTGTATACAATTTATATTTATACTTATTGCAATATTTTTTATAATCATCATAAGTTGTTCCTATTAATTTAAATGGTCTTTCGTTAATTTTGTTCATAATTATCTCCTTTTAAATCATTATCATTATTTATCTCTTCAACCATTCTCATAAGTGTATCAACACTTAAAGTATTTAAATAATTAATATCTTCAGGTGTTAACGAATTATCTTTATTTAGTTCATTAATGATTGTTTCTTTATCTGTAATTTTTTGTTGCATTACTTTTTCATTTTTTGTTGCTTCAATTAATTTTTTTATAGATTTTATATCAAAATCTTTAACTTCACTTTCTACATCAATTACATTATTTGCTAATGTTGGATTTGCTATTATATTTTGCTTTAAATTGTTTATATCAACTAATAATTTAGCTGCTTTTATTTTTTCATAATTTTTTAATCTATCTTTTTTTGGAACATTATAGTCAATTATCAAACTTGTTAAATAACCACCTATTTCATCAAGAGTCGCCATTCTACAAGCGAATTGTCTATGTACTTGAGCCATAGCTATTCTTCTTAATTCTTGTTGTGCAGCAAAGCTATTTAAATATCTTTTACCTAAATCAGTATCAATTCCTATAATATCACAAGTCTCTTCTAAATCTTTAATTTGAGAATAAACTTGAATAAACGACTTTTGTTCATCTGTTAAATAATAAATATTAGTTGGATCTACTTGTAAAGAATATTTAGGATCAAGATTTAACATTCGTTCATAATCCTCACCTAATACTTCAGTTTCTTTTACTGGTATTATTGGTTCAGCTTGAACTACTACTTTTGGAACTTCTTTCTTTTTCATAATATAATCTCTCCTTAATATTATTAAAATTCAAACTTGTTAATAAAGTGTGTTCCCCATTTAGTAGCTGTTCCTTCAAACCAAATAGCATCATAATCTTTATGTTTCTTGTTAGATGTTAATCTTCTATACCAATATCTTATAGCTGATGGAATTGACACTAAGAAAATTTGAAATGGTCCAAATATTAATTGTTGTATACCATGACCAAACTCATGCCTTCTAGTATGTTGAAACCATGTTGGATCAGTTTGTGAGTAATTACCACATAATGCAACGGCTCCTAATTCTAAACCACCCCAGTTTCCACCTACTTCAACAATATAACTACACCCATTTCTATGTACTTTTTTTCCACTAATAATTAATATTAATGTTATTAATAAACCAATATAAGTTAATAATGCTCCCCATGTTAATGATACAATCCAATACATTATTGAAAATAAAATTTTTGTGCTTTTTTTCATACTATCAATCTCCTAATATAATCATTTTGTTGTTTCTAAATCTTACTTTAAATACTGATTTATTTGATGAAACAGTTTGTAATTTTTTTGATAAACCATATAATTTTTTAATTTTATCAGTAAATGTAGTAGATGATTCTTGAGACCTACCACATAAATATTGTAAACCCTCTCTTGTTATATATATATCATTTTCTGAAAAATAACTTGTAAAATCTTCATCATTTTTAAATATTTCTAACATATCAGTATAATTATTAATTCCAAATTCTTTCATAGTATAAGATTCATGTAATACTTTTTTAGTTAAATCAAACAATATATATTTATTTGAGTTTTTGTTTATTGGATTCTTTAAGTAGTTATATAATTTTTCATTGTTAATACTTTCTATAACATCTTTTAATTCAAAATCAATATCACTATATTTTAATTTCCAGTCATTAGATGTAAATTGGAAGTTCTTTTGAAAATTCTTAGTTGCTGATAAAATACCATACATTGCAAAATAAATAAAACTAATAATATTTGTATTATCTCTTTTTAATTCGTTTAAATCATCTGAATAACTAATATCATAATAGTCAGGGTTATTTGCCATGTAATGCTTTTCTTTATCCCATTGATAAAAGATTTCAATAATATTAATTCTTCTTCTAAAACCAGGAGTTGTATCGGAAAACTTAACTTTATCTTGGTCATTTCCTGACCAAATATATTTACAATTAATAATTCCTGAACGCTTAGGTGAGCCTTTATTTTCAATTGTTTGATACATAGACCCAGTTAATAATTTTAACATTTGAGAATCGGTATAAGTTTTTGCAGATGTTTCTAAGAAAATATTATGAGATTTATTTTCAAGTGTTCCTGTAATAAATCTATCATTTTCTAAAGCATCTAAACTATTATTAGTTGGTGTTGGAACTACTTTATGTGAGAAACAACCATCAAACAATGAGTTCTTACCATTTTGACCTGCACCAATAAATAGTACAAATAATTGAGAAAATGATTGTAAACAAGCATATCCTAATACTTCGCATAAATGATTAAATCTATCAAATGAGAATGTATCATTAGAATCATGAGCCATATTCCACATTAATTCTAAACAATAGTTTTTGTTTTCTTCATTTTCAAGTCTATTTGCTTTATCAATTTCAGTCATAATAGATAAAAAGTCTTTTAAAGATGTTTCGTTAATATCAACATCTAAAGGCTCAAAATCTATATTAACATACCACATAATCGCATAAGTTGGATCATATAGATATATAGTATTAGTTAAACTTGGAATTTTAGTTATTTGATATTTAAATAACCAATTATTAGTTTTAAAATTAAATACTCCATTTCTAAAAGCAACACAACCATTCGGTAAAAATCTAATTACTGTGCTATCACTATCTTCATCAAATGATACTTTGATTAATGTTGATTTTAAGTTTCTAGTAAAATATTTAATAATTTCTTCAATTCTATCATCAACATCATCAGTAATTGTTTGAAAATAATTAAATCTTAATAATGCGTACAAATTATCAACTAATATATCTTTTGCAGTATCTTTATCACAAAATTGATAATGTATTTGGTCAAATCGTTTTGCTATGTAATTTTCACCACATACATAAACTTGACATTCTTTTGATAAAATAGGTCTCCAATCAACTAATGATCTATCAATTAAAGCATCAGTATTAACTTTAGTAGCAAGTTTTTGTATTTTTTCCGATACTGATAAACCATTATTTGCCATCTGTTATTTTCCTTTCTTTTAAAATTTTGAAATACAATGCTTTATAAATTGTTCAAAATTTATTACATCATATTTTGTTTTATCTTCATTTAATAGTAAATTATCATAAGTAAATATTACATCATGTTCAAAATCTTTATTATCAAATGTAGTTATATTTGAGTTAGTAAAGTTTAAAAAATGCTTAACTTTCTCAAATTCTTCTTTAGAAGTTATTTTAACTGCTAATCTAAATGTCGGATTAAAAAATGATGGCTTAATTTGGTATCTATATTGTGGGTCATAATAAGAGCCTTCTATATACATTAAATTATTTAATATATTTCCACAATTAAATTCATTACTATTAGATAATTTCCAATTACAATCTCTACAACATAATGATATTGGCTCAATTAATAAATTTTCTACTTTTAAAGTCATAGTTTTACTTCTTAATTTGTTTAAATTTCTTGGATGAATATAAGTTATTTTTTCCATAACAACAACATTTGTTGAATCACATTTTGGACAGGTTACAAAATCGATTTTCATTTTATCACTTCCTTTCTTAATACAATTTAAATATTTCATAAACTACCATTTCATGGTCAGGATTAATTTCTTTAAATTCTAATTTATAAATATCACCTGTTGGCAAATGATATTCATTATAAATTTGTTTATTATTATCATACATAATTTTTAATACATTAGATAATTCTTTAAAATTAGTAGATGTTTTTACACAATGAACATAAGGTTTAATTTTTTCAATATCTTCATTAATAATTGTCATAATAATTCCATATACTTCCATATATACTCCTTTAAAATAATTTCATATAACCTTCTTGTTCTTTTTTCTTGTCAACTTGAGTTACATCATTTAATCTATCGTTTGCAATTTCATAAAACTTTGGATTTAATTCAAAACCTATAAATTGTCTATTAAGTTCTTTACAAGCTACTGCAGTTGTTCCACTGCCCATAAATGGATCTAATACTACTTGATTTTCTTGTGAAGAATTAATAATTAAGTTTTTAATAAATGGTAAAGGTTTAATTGTTGGATGTAAAAATAAATCTTTGTCTTTCTTGTTGCAAGATGATGTATAACATTTAGATTTTGTTTCATAACTTCCATATAATGGAGCTCCACTTTCTCTAGCAAATACGCAGTATTCTAAATTTGCTAAATATGTATTATTAATTGTTGGAATACAATTTGTCTTATTCCATACAAGTAAATCTAAATTCCAACCTAAATCTCCAAAGAAATCAAAGTATTGTCTCAATTGATTTTTATTACAAAAGATATAAATATTACCTTTTTTCATAACTCTAACAAATTCTTTTAAAATCTCATTAGATATTCCTTCTGAAATAAATCTAATATTATTATTGTTATCAATTCTATTAGCAATTATTCTTAATCTTTCGCTTTCTTCATCTTTGCCATGTTTAGCAACATAATCTAAATATTCTTGCCTTTGTTTAGATACATCAGTTTCAGAAAATTCACTATAATAATCTCTTTGCTTTGTTCTAAAACAACCACCACCTGTAACGATATTTTGTTTAGTTCTATTTGTATCAAGATTGTAAATTTCATCTTTAGATGCAATTTTTCGTTGTCCTAATTCACTATGACCATTTCCACCAGGTACAAACTCATAAGGTGGGTCAGTAACAATTAAGTCAATACTTTTATCAGGAATTTGTTTGATTAATTCGTAAGCATCTCCTAAATATATTTTGTT